TTTAAAAATTATGTAAGTAGTTCGGCTGTAGGCACTTCAGAGGTAACAATCTACACCGTACCATCAAGTACTACTGCAGTTATCATTGGTTGTAACATAGCTAATGTAACAAGTAGTCAAATAAGAGTCACTGTAAAAGTTGCAGATACACATGTTGTGAAAGAAGTACCTGTACCTGCAAACTCTGCAATATCTGTTTTAGACGGTAAAATAATTGCAGAAACAACAGACACTGTAAAGGTGACATCTAACACAGCAGCAAGTGCTGATGTAATCGTGAGTGCATTGGAGCAAACATAATGAGTAAATATATCGGTACTCCTGTAGTAAGTCTCGTTACAGACACTGTAGACGTAACAGGAGATATTACAACTACAGATGCTACACCAGAGGTTATCATAGTAAATGATACACATGAGGATACCGATGGTGGACGTGAAGGTAAAGTCACTTTTAAAGGACAACAATCTGGTGGAGAAGAAACTACGCTTGCACAGATACAGGCTTCACATGACGGTACATCAGACGATGAAAAAGGCGATCTGATATTCAAAACAAATGACGGTTCTGACGGAGCATCACCTACCACTGCTATGGTTATAGACTCTGGTCAAAATATTTTGATTGGTAAAACTGATGCTGAAACTACAATTAGTGGTGGCACACCTGCTTTCCAAATAACTGGTGCAGGATTTGATTCTATTTCTTCTCATACAAGAAGAGAAGCCAGTGCTTCTGGTGCAGCTTTAATATTGGCAAAAAGCAGAAACACAACTCCTAATAACTATACTATAGTTCAAGATGGTGATACTTTAGGTTCTATAATATTTATTGGAGATGATGGAACTAACTTAGATACTTATGGCGCATCCATTGCTGCTACAGTTGAGGCTACTCCAGGGGCTAATGATATGCCCACAAGATTAACCTTTTCAACAACTGCTGATGGTGCAGCCTCTCCTACAGAACGTATGCGTATTGCCAATCATGGTAACATTGGTCTAGGTTATAATTCTGATCCCCAAAGTTTAGTTCACATTCTAAGTGGCAACACAGGTTTTGTAGCATCAAATGGAGCAGGTGTTAACGGTATCCAATTATCACGCTCTACTGGTAATAGTGAAAACCTCTACATATATACTAGCAGTGGTGCAGGTTTTAATGCAGGTGGTACTGGTTTTGTAGGACGTATAGAGACCTATGGTAATAACGCATTGGAAATAGGCTCACAACAGACTGTGGCGATTGTTTTTGGTACTGGCAATACAGAACGTGCTAGATTTAATGCATCAGATGGAAAACTTAAACTAGGAGATGCTAATGATGCTGCACATACCTTTACTAGCTCAAATATATTACAGACTGAGTTTGGTTGTGCATTCGGACACAACCATGTTGTTTGGGCAACAGGGGCGCATACCTCTGCGTATAATGTACAAGTTTTTAGAAATGGTAATGGTATTGTTGGTCATATTCAAACTTCTGGTTCTGCAACTTCTTATCAAACATCATCAGATTACCGTCTTAAAGAAAATGTCGTAGATATTACCGATGGCATTACAAGAGTAAAGCAACTATCACCTAGACGTTTTAACTTTATTGCAGACCCAGATACTACAGTAGATGGTTTTATTGCACATGAAGCTCAAACAGTTGTGCCTGAAGCAGTATCAGGAACAAAAGATGGCATGATGGATGAAGAGTATGAAGTTACTCCTATTGAATTTGATGATGACGGAAGAATAATCAATGATGCAGTTATGGGTACTCGTTCTGTTCCAGATATACAGGGTATTGACCAAGCCAAGTTAGTACCATTATTAACTGCTGCATTGCAAGAGGCTATAGCCAAGATAGAAACGCTAGAAACAAAAGTAGCGGCACTGGAGGGAGAATAACATGTCAGGATATATAGGCCCAATACCAGTACCACAGGGTATACAAAACAAAGAAACGTTTACAGCAACTGCAGGGCAGACAACCTTTAACACAAATGGTTATACAGATGGTGCGTTTATTAATGTGTATCTCAATGGTGTACGCCTTATAAATGGTACTGACTACACAGCCACAAACGGTAGTGACATTGTGCTTACACAAGCAGCAGGTGTTAGTGACGTACTGGACTTTGAAACATTCAATGAGTTTAGTCTAGCAAGTCAGCAGTTTGAAAACATTACCCTTAAAAATCCTACCCATGAAGATACAGACGGTGGTAGAGAAAGTGCTGTATCATTTAAAGGTGAGCAATCAGGTGGTGAGATTAGCACACTGGCTCAGATACAGGCATCACACGATGGCACATCTGATGATCAGAAGGGTGACTTAATCTTCAAGACCAATGATGGTAGTGACAACGATGCACCTACTGAGCGCATGAGGATAGATAGTGCAGGAACTACAAGTATAACTGTAATTGGTAATGAAGATACATTAAATTTAATTAGTACAGATGCAGATGCTTCTTTTGGTCCTGTTTTAAATTTACATAGAAATAGTGCAAGCCCTGCTAATAGTGATTCCACAGGAAGAATAAATTTTCAAGCTGAAAATGATGCAGATGAAAAAATAACTTATGCACAAATTTTTACTTCCTTACAAAATGTAGCTGATGGTTCTGAAGATGGAAGGTTTAAACTAGGAACTATGGGCGGTGGTAATTTTAACAGCCGCATTGACATAACTAACACAGAGACAGTTTTTAATGATGATAGCAAAGACCTAAACTTTCGTGTTGAGTCAGATGGCAATGCTAATGCTTTGTTTGTTGATGCAGGAAATAACGTTGTAGTTATAGGATCAGACGTTGCTGAAAACAGACTTAATCAACCTTTAGCTGTAACATCTGCAGGTGCTAGAGGCGGCATAACAATTAATTCGTTTTTTAATTCAGCATCTGGTCCAATTTTAGATTTCCAAGTGTCACGAAATGATACAGCAGGTTCTCATACTATTGTTCAAACTAATGATGCTTTAGGTACTATTATATTTAGAGGTGACGATGGAGATGAGTTTAAAGACGCAGGTGCAATAGAATGTAATGTTGATGCTACTCCAGGCAATGATGATATGTCAGGTCGTTTAAGCTTTTTTACAGCACCAGATGGGTCAAGTGGTTTATCAGAAAGGATGCGTCTTTCTAGTGCAGGTGATCTGATGTTTGAACAATTTGACATGTCTAGTGGATGGGGTGTTAATAACAGGGCTGCCATACGTCACGGTGCTAATTACAAATTTTGGAGTTCTCGTAATTCTACAACTTCTCGTGGGCATATGATTTTTTATAATCCAAATGGGGCTGTAGGTTCTATAACTACAGATGGTACTGCAACACTATTTAACACATCTTCAGACTATCGTTTAAAAGAAAACGTAGTAGATATTTCGGATGGTATTACAAGAGTTAAACAATTAGCTCCTAAACGTTTTAACTTTATTGCAGACGCTAACAAAACAGTAGATGGTTTCTTAGCTCATGAAGCACAATCTGTAGTACCAGAAGCAATAACTGGCGCACATAACGGATTAAAGGTTTGGCAAGATGATGAAAAATTACCAGACGGTGTTTCTGTTGGCGACAACAAGTTAGATGAGGATGGTAACACTATTCCAGAATATCAAGGAATTGACCAAGCCAAATTTGTGCCATTGCTAACCGCTGCATTAAAAGAAGCAATCACAAAAATAGAAACACTAGAAACAGAAATGACCAGTGTTAAATCGAGACTAGACGCATTGGAGGCAGAATAATGACTAGAGCAAGAGAACTAGCTGAACTAGGTTCGGTGTATGATAATAGTGCGTTGTCGAACAGGAACCTCATAATTAATGGCGCACAGAATATTCATCAAAGAGGGAATCAAACTGGTTTAACTGCTAGTGCTTATGGAACAGATAGGTTTGAATTTACTATACAGGGGAGAGATGAATTAGTTTATAATCTTGCACAAAATACTGATGTGCCATCTGGTTATGGGTTTGCTAATAGTCTTAGCTATCAAACAACAACTCCTGAAAGTGCTATTGCAGCAAACGAATATGCTTTTATAAGTCAAAAAATCGAAGCACAAAATTTACAACACCTAGCTTATGGTACAAGTAGCGCAAAAAAACTAACAGCTTCTTTCTGGGTAAAGTCTAGTGTAACAGGAACTTTTTGTCTTGGATTGTATAAAGATGATAGTACAACACAAGTTCATAACAAAACATACACAATTAGTTCTGCTTCAACGTGGGAGCATAAAACTATAACCTTTGAAGCTAATACTTTAAGTGGAGGAGCTATAGCTGACGATAATGGTCTTGGTCTTTACGTAACTTGGCATTTAGCCGCTGGAAGTGATTATGATTCAGGTTCTTCAACATCATCTGGTTGGGCAACTGCTGCTGCTAATAATTGGTGTGAACCTAGTACAACAGATGCTGTTATAACAACTACAAATGCTACTTTTCTTTTAACAGGCGTTCAGTTGGAAATAGGCGACACTGCCACACCCTTTGAGCATAGAAGCTATGGTGATGAGCTTATAAGGTGTCAGAGGTATTTTTGTAAAATAGAAAACACTACAGGTTCAGGACAATATTTTAGTATGTTGCAAGCCTATGGCAATAATGTATTCGGTGTTCTAGCAGATTATCCTGTAACTATGAGAACTACACCTGCTGCTGCACAAAGTGGAACTTTTGGTGCATATATTGCAGATTCTGCTAATGCTTCTCTGTCTAATACCATAGGTTCTTTAGTACCAACATCAAGGTCATGGACATCACAAGGTTGGGGAGCTAGTTCAAGTTTGGCCGCAGGGGATGCTTCTGTAACATTCTGGAATAGTGGTGCATTTCTAACAGCCGATGCGGAGTTATAAAAATGAATATAGAGTCAGCAAAATATATTGAAGATATAAACAATAACAAAGTAGCGGTATCTGTTGTCATAGACGGAGAAACACTATCTGTTCCATTAAATGTAGAAGATAACCGACACTGGGTAGCTATTCAAAAATGGGTGGCTGAAGACGGTGGCGAAATACAAGCTGCCGATTAGTAAACTTTAACAAAGGAGAATGACAATGGGAAAAAATGAAAAAACCCCTATCGTTATAAACGACAAAGAATATTTAGTAGAAGACTTAACACAAGAGCAACAGGCTATGGTTAATCATGTAGCAGACTTAGATCGTAAATTATCTAGTGCTAAATTTAACCTAGACCAGTTAACTGTAGGACGTCAAGCATTTGTTGACATGCTAACAAAGTCTTTGGATACACCAGAAGAGAAAGCTGCATAATGAAACTTGAGCAAGTCATTGGTGTAATTGCACTAGGTCTATTAAGTTGGGGTTCACTCCAGATATACCAGATCAATGCCAAAGTCTTGCTCATGTCGTACAAAGTAGATGAGAATCATAAAATGATCAAACCCATGTGGGAAGACTTCTTGATTCGTAACTCACAGGTAGCAAAAAAATAATGGAAAACATGAAACTTCCTATAGCCCTTGTTATGGCAATGGCTGTACAACTTGCAGGTGGTGTCTGGTGGGTATCTCAACAGGCAGCTACAATAGAATCACTAGAAGAAAATGTAGAACAGTTTGCTAGTCGCATGGCTGTAGAAGACACTGTAAATCTTAAACGTGATGTACAGGAAGGTAAGTCTGACATAGCAGAACTATGGGAAGACAGTGATGAACTATGGGAAGAGATGGCAGCTATGCTTGCTTCCTTCAATTCCATTAATGAATTAAAACAAAGAATAGCTTTACTGGAAACAGAATTAAAATACATGAATCGTGAACATAATAGAATGATAATGAATGACGATGGAATGTAGACATGATAGATCCTGCCAGTGCGATTGCTATTGCAACTACGGCCTTCTCTGGAATTAAGAAAGCTGTAGCTGCTGGTAAAGAAATATCAGAGCTAGGTAAAGACATATCCTCTTTTGGTAGGGCTGTATCTGACCTAGACTATATGGGAAACAAAGCTAAAGATCCACCACTATGGAGAAAGCTTGACCCTAAGTTTGATACCTCTGCTATAGAGATATGGGCAGCGCAGCAAAAAGCCAAAGAGATGCGTGAGGAATTGAGACAACACATTAGTCTCTACTACGGACCTTCAGCTTGGGAAAGTATTGTACAGATAGAAGCTGAACAACGAAGAATGCAGAAAGAAGCTGTATACCGTAGACAAGAAAAAATAGATAATCTTATAAACGTTACTATTGGAATTGTTATGGTGCTTACTGGCTTTATTATATTCGGTGCAGTAATATACTTTATAGGTAAACACCGAGGTACTTGGTAATAGGAAATAAGCATGGAACAAAATAAAGCACAAAGAGATTTAGAATTAGATGCTATGTATAACATGGCAAGTAAGTTTATGAATTACGAAGGTCCAAGAACTCGTAAGGCTATGCTTGAGTTTGCTAATTCTAGTCCTGCTATTGCCGCTAAGATGGGTCAGTATCAACAAACCATGAAAGGTATGTTGCAAAAGAAACCTGTAGGTATGGCTGCTGGTGGTTTTAGTTATGATAAAGATGTTGTTCCTAAGTTTGGTGATACTGTTAGTGCTACAATGGCAGCTACAGATCCTAAAGATACTCAGGCTACAATAACAGAAGATCCCGATCAAATAATAGCAGATACAGCAGGTCAAGTTACTGGTACTGATCCTAGCTATACAGCTGGACAAGGTACAGCATCAACAGCACAAGCTGCTGGTCAACCAGGCGCAGCTACTATGCAAGCTGCTCAATCAGCTCCAGGAGTTTCTCAAGCAGTCGGTGCAATGAATGCTGCACAATATCAAACTCAAGTAAGTCCAGCAGCTCAGGTTCAAGCAGCACAAGCAAATCAATCATCTGTTAGCGGATTACAAGCAGCTCAGGGTGCTGCAACTATGATGAACAACCCTGTTCAAAGACAGATACAAAGTGGTGAACTTATATCTGGTGCTGCAGATGCAGCTAAAGCTGCTGCTTTTACTGAACAGATACAAGCAGCTTCAGCAACTCCTTCCCAACAAGCTACAGTACAAGGTCAACTAGATGGGTTGATGCAAGACTTCCAAGGAGGTAAGACACCTGCTTGGGCTGCTGGTGCTATGAGAGCAGCTACCAGTGCTATGGCTGCTCGTGGATTAGGAGCTTCATCTTTAGCTGGACAAGCTGTCGTACAAGCTGCAATGGAAGCTGCATTACCTATAGCTCAAGCTGACGCAGCGACACAAGCAAGATTTGAATCTCAGAACTTGTCAAACCGTCAACAACGTGCTATGCTTGCTGCACAACAACGTGCTGAGTTTATGGGTCAAGAGTTTGATCAAGCATTTCAATCTCGTGTTGCCAACGCTTCAAAGATTAGTGACATAGCTAACATGAATTTTACTGCTGAACAACAGGTAGCTCTAGAAAACTCTCGTGCAGCAAACACAATGAATCTTGCTAACCTAAACAATAATCAAGCTATGGTTATGGCAGAGGCTAGTGCGTTAGCTAATATGGATATGGCTAACCTTAGTAATAGGCAACAGGCTGCTGTTAAAAATGCACAGGCATTTCTAGAGACAGATTTTAGAAACATGGATCGTATGCAGCAGATAGATACATTTAAAACACAACAAAAAGTTGCTGCACTTTTTACTGACCAAGCTGCAGAAAATGCTGGAAGACAGTTTAATGCATCTAGTGAAAACCAAGTCAATCAATTTTTTGCTAATCTAGAAACTCAAACAGCACAGTTTAATTCTGCACAGAAAAATGCAATGGAACAATTTAATGTTAGTGCAGAAGATGCATCTCAACAGTTTAACCAAGAAATGAAAAACCAAAGACAACAGTTTAACGCTAAGAATGGTTTAGTTATCGCACAAGCAAATGCTCAGTGGAGACAGAATATAGCTACAATTAATAATGCTGTAGAAAATGAAAACAATATGGAATACGCCAAGACTATGAACAATCTTACTACTAAGAACATAGACGCAGTATGGCAACGTGAGCGTGACCTAATGAGCTACAATGTTTCTTCAGAAGAGTCTGCTAAAAATAGAGCATTAGAATTAATAAAAGCTGATATGGATCTTCAAGCCTTACAACAAAAGATTGGTTACAATAATGATGCAGCTAAAACAGAACTAGCATTTAGATTTTTATTTGGAAGTTCTTTTGGTGGACTATTTTCATAAGGGTAAATAATGTTTTACAAAGACGCAACTTTAAAATTTAGAAAGATGATAGAGCAGGGTGCATCTGGCACAGAGCTTACCGATCAATTACTATCAGATATTAAACGTACAAGTGGATTAGCATCGAGGTATTCTCAAGGTATGGATATAGAAGAGCCTGTAGTAGATCTTGAAACACAGATTCGTGGTCGTTATGAACAAGAGTTTAAAGAAAGTGCTGACTATTTAGCAGCTAAAGAACGTATGTTAGCTTCTTTAAATATGCCAAAAGATGGTGATGAGACTCCTGTAGTACCACAACCAAAACTTAATAAAGGATTGGGCAGTCGTATAGAAAAAACTGAAGATCAGTCAATAGCAGAGTTTATTGCTTCTTTCGAATTGTCTGAACAAAAAGAAACTTATGAAGCTTATTGGGATGAAAAACAATACTCAATAGGTTTTGGTACAAAAGCTAAAAGTAAAGATGAAGTAATTACTCATGAAGAAGCTTTATCTAGATTAGAAGCTGCAACCCAAGAAGCAAAAGAAGATGTTCTGGAGATTGCAGAAAAGTTTGGATATGATTTTAATGATGATCAAATCAAAGCTCTTACAAGTTTTACATATAACTTAGGCAGAACAAACTTATTAAGGCTAACTGAAAATGGTACAAGAGGTACTGAAGAAATTGCTGATATGATTCTTGAGTATGACAAGGTTGGTAATACAGTTAGGCCAGGATTAACAGAACGTAGAAAAGCTGAGTACGAACTTTTTTCAGCAGGTTCAATAGCCGACTAAGGAAATAATAAATGTATAATGCACCAATTCCAGGAGAGTCTTTAACGGTAGAACCAAAGAGTATGCCGTATGAAAGACCGCCAGAAATATCAGATCCTATAAAAGCTTTAGATGTACACATTGATAACCTATCAAATCCTACAGCTATGGAAGATGTACTATTCTTTTTAGAAATGGGTACACCTCTAACCAATTTGACAGAGGGTATTCTTAGAAGTGCAGTTATGGAAGGTATACACAGTGTTGATATAAGTCTTATTATTGCACCTGTTGTACATGAATTTATTCGTAAACATGCCATTGCAGCTGACTTAGATTTTGATGAGGGTTTTGATACTTCAAGACAAGATGAAGCTATACAGTATGAACGTGATACTATGAGAGCTAAAAATATGTTGCGTAAATTAAGGGAACAAGAGGGTACTGAAGAAGAACCACCTATGATGATGGCACAACCACAAGAAGAAGCAATGCCTGAAGAGCCTCCAAAAGAAGAAGCTCCTAAAGGTTTAATGGCGAGGGTATAACAATGGCATTTAGTTGGGTTGGTTTTAAAAACTACGTAGATTGGGCAGATGAAAAACAAGCCGAAGAACAAAAGAGGATGGACGACAAAGAAGCCTTAATATTTAGCATAGCTGGGAAGTATGGTGTAGACTTCTTAAATGGTGGTGCTAACACTACATTAGCAGGAGCTTCTGCAACTACAGAAGGTTTTAATCAGGCTGCTAGTAGTAAAAGTGGTATTGCGGTTAAGGTTTTACAAGACAAATATAACATAAGTGATGATGTTCTTGTGCCTATAATTGCTAGTGGTGATAAAGAAGGGCCAGCTAAATTATTAGCTCAATTAGAAAAACAAAGAATTGAGTATGAAAAAAGAAAAATGCAAATACCTGAGTCTGTTATTGCTCAAATTGCAGAAAGTGCTATAACAACTCAACCATCTGGAAAGAAAATAAACTTTGACAAGATGGAAGAGTACATAGGCCGTGAGATGGACTCATTGTATAAAGCAATTTTAACAGCTCAAAGCACAAAAGCAGGTGAGGTTTTTGTACCAGAGGCAGCTTTTGCCCCGAATCCTGATCAAGATGATTTAGATAGATTTGAAAAACGTGCGCTTAGTTTTAATGTATCTCGTGCGGCAAATGAGATTAGTTTACTAAACAAACAATTAACTACACTTCAACAACTTCAAGAGTCACAAAACTTAAGTGTACAAAAACAAGCTGAATTAAGTTGGATTACCGACAGATTAGTAGAAGTAAAAGATAAGCTTGAATCTTATGAAAAAGGTAATATTGTACCTATTGCAGGTTTATATGGTACTTTATATTTTGATCAGTTACTAGAAGCTTATCCTAGTTTTAAAGGTGTGCCACTTAACCCTGCACTTTTAAACGAATCTAAAGCAAATCAAATTACTGTACCTAGCAGAGCTGTAGCAGAAAGCTTGGCAAGAGCAGGTATACTTAAAGTTGGTGACGTAGTAATAAACTTAGAGACAAACAAAAAAATTAAAATTGGTGGATAAATGGACGAGTTTGAACAGCCAATTATTATAGGCGGAACTCAACCTGAACCCCCTATAGTTTTTGATCCAGATTTTGAAGAGCCTATTAGCATAGGTGAATCTATTTTTAATACAGACCCTATTGTATCTCAAGGTGTAGACAACTCTTCTTATACAGATCTTAACAATATATTTAGTCAGTACAATCGTAAGCTAACTAAAGAAGACATCTTAAAAGATGATCGTCTTATGGATGTTATTCGTACTAACTTAGAAGCTAGGTTTACCCCAGGTGGCGCACTAACTAAAGCCAGACGTGGACTTACAGGCTTAAGCGGTGGTGCTATTGGAGGTTTATCTTCTCAAGACTATCGTGACATGAGTGATGAAGATGTCTTCGAGGTCTGGCAAAACTATCAACGATCTTTTTCTGGTGGTCAGACTGTAACCACAGCTAATGAAATAGCTTATGGTATGGGTGCTGATGACACTATTAAAGCCCAATTAGGCGCTGGATATTTATTGTTCGATCAGATGGACAATGCATTTACTGGTGAAGGTTCTTGGGCTGAGATGGGTGACGCAATCTGGGACTACGGTAAGTCTGCAGTATACGACCCATCAACTATTCTTTCCCTTGGTCTTGGTAAAATTATTGGTTGGGGTGGAACTAAAGCAGGTTCCGCAGCGGCTAGGTCTATGATGACCAAGGCTTATCAAAACCAAATTAAAAAGGGTGTTACTAAGAAAACAGCTTTATCTAATATAGGTACAGCTGCAGCTAAGTCTTTACCTTATGCTACAGCAGATGCTATTATAGGAGCTGGAGTTGATGTAGCTTATCAGATGCAGCTTATAGACGTAGGCGCTCAAGAAGAATACAGCAAGTTACAAACTTCCTTTGCTGCTTTAGGCTCTCTTGTCGTAATACCTACACTAGTTAGTCTAGGAGCTACAGCTAAAGAACTTCGTAAGAGTCCTTATGCCCCACAGTTTTTAGCTTATAAAGAGTTTGATAAAACAGCTCTTAAACTTAGTGCAGATGAAGCTGAAAAACAGCTAAACAAAAGAGTCATTAAGGGTATGGTGCTTGACTCTGTTGATGAAAACTTTGGACTAGTTCGTGGCGACACCAAAAACTTTTTAGAGTGGGCTGAGTTTAGACGTAAAGCAAAAGATCGTGTAACTGTACGTGGTGAAAGATATACTGATGACGAAATAACCAACGCATTTTTTCAACAATTTTTCTTAGGTAGTGTAGATGGATCTACTAAAGGTTACTATCAAGTACTAAAAGAAGCTGGGTTTGTTTTACATCCAGCTATGAAAGAAAAATATGGTACAGCAGGTGCATTTGCACAGACCATAAAGTTTCTAACCCCAGCTAAAGTAAAGTCTGTTGTTAAAAAGTTTGAAGATGACACAGGTTATAAGCTAAGGTTTATGGATGCTGAAGGTAACATTGTTACTGGAGATAAAGTAACTCCTGTAAGTTTAGCTGCACACTTTGGTCGTCAAGCAAGCGTTGCAGGTGAAAGTCTTTGGTTATCATCACATCTTAGTAGACTTGAAAAGTCTGGTGTAAATGTTAAACAAGCGGTAGAAATAGCTGGAGGTAAGACTAAACCTACAGAAGATCCAAAACGTTTACAATATTTACTGTCAGTATACAAAAGACTTATAACATCTCACTTATCTACAACTGGTGCAAACGTAAAAGGTTTTACACAGCTTGTATCTTTAAACAGCGTTGCTGATATTTTTACAGCTTCTGTAAACTTAGGTCAATCAGGTGTTGCAAAAATGATGGGTGACACAGCAGCTGCAGAAGTGTTTTACAATAGAGCATATGGCTCTTTGTTTGGCGCACTTCGTCGTGGTGCTGATGTATTTTCTCCAGATATACCAATAGAATACGCAGATAAAATACTAGCACTTAACCCTGAAGAAGCGGCTAAGTTGTTTAGAGATGTTGCTGGAGATGGTGGTGTTAGAGATGCACTAACAGATTTTAATCTTGACCCCAATAATATACTTTATAAAGGTGTAGATGTAACAACTAAAGGCGCTCAAACAGTGAGTATGGTTAGACTACAAGATGATTTAACTAAGCGTTGGGCATTTGGTACAAATGTAAACCAAGCTATTATGAGAGCTTATGGTCAAACACCAGAAGAATTTTTTAAACGATCTGATGCTGCACTTGAAATGGCTTCTGACAAATTTCAAAAAGAAGTACTTGATAAGGCTGTGTTTAGAACACTACGAGAAACTGCATCTGTAAACTGGTCTAGTTTGCCAGGAAAAGAAAGTTTAATATCTGCTAGAACATGGGCAAAAGGTTTTGAATTTTTTACAAACAGAACACCAGTAGGTTTTGTCGTACCTTTCGGTAGTTTTTTAAATACTACTGCAGCTACAATGGGTGATTTAACTGGTATAAATGCCCTTAGATTTGGCATTAAAAGAATGACTGGTAAAGAGTTAGATTTTGCAACTCGTGAAGGTGCTGAGTCTCTCGGTAGAATGGCAGCAGGTTGGTCTATAATAACTCTAGGTGTTTATGCCAGAGGTGGTGGTAAAGATAGGATAGAAAACAATCTTGCTTATAACCAAGACTTGCAAGATGATGGATCTATACAAGACAGACGTTATGATTGGCCACTATCTACTATGAGATTGTTATCTCAAATAGCTGCTCATGGTATGGGCGATAGTAATAATATTACTGATATTAAATTTGATAACATACCATCAGATCTTTTAAAAGAATTAGGAACACAAATAGGTGGTCAATCTGTAAGAGACTTAGATGAAGTTGGTCAGACAATGATCTATGCAAGTGAGCAACTTATAGAAGGTAATGCACAACCATTAATTGAAATGATGCAAGGCGCTGGTAGTCGTATAGTGAATGGTATGACAAGACCACTTGATCCAGTTAATCAGGTTGTAGGTATGGTAACTGATTCTAATATGAATCCAGATCTACGACAAGGTGCTGAGTTTCAAAACCAAATGCTTCGTTATGTAAATAATATTATTGGTGGTACAGAAGATGCGCCTCGAAGATCTACACCTACAAGAGGTTCTCAATATATACCTGATATTGGTAAACAAATATTAGGTAACAGAACTTTACAAACTCCTAACCTTGTAGAAAAAATGATGAATGCTGCTGGTAAACCTTACTGGAAATCAATTCGTTTTGACGGGCCAGCAGAGATACGAAATAAAATGGATGGATTAGCTGCCCCATTCTTTGAAGCTGCTGCTATAGAGTATCTCAAAAAGAATCCAAATTACTTTGAGTTACCACAGCAAGACAAAGAAAAAATATTAAATCAAATGGCAGTTGAAGTTAGAGCTAATGTACTAAGTACAATGGAAGCTGGTATGCCCCGAAGCATAAACGTACTTAGACTTCTAACAAATAAAAATAAAAAACAAGTTAAAAATGTTATGGAGTTTTTAAATATAGAAGGTCCACTTGAAGATGTGTTGCAACAAGAGGACGCACTTCAAAAGTTACTAAAGATACAAGCGTTGGTAGATAACTACGATGATATATTTTATGGTGACTTAAACTTAGACTAAAAGAAAAGAGGTCTTACGACCCCTCCTCTAACATTTTATCTGCCCACTCATAAGCTTCTCTTCTTATATCTTCAAACCTAACATAGCCTGGTTGGTTAGCCAACAGTCCTGCAAGAGCTTGACCTGCTAGGTATATACGTGCTGTCATTGGTTTATCTGGTGGCAGCTTTTTTTGTTTGAACTGTCTAGCTTCTTCCAATAAATTGTTTGTTTTAGGTGGTCTACCTCTAGGTTTTTTTATCTCCATATTATTTCCTTGACTGCTGCTGTATTAAAGCCTCAAGATACCATCGGGCTTTCTTTAAATCTTCTATACCATTTTTATATCTCCAACGGTGTAGATATTTAGCAATGTTTCCTCGTAGATAGCCAGTGTATTCATCGTTACTTAAAAAGTCTTTTATATATTCTATGCACTCTATCCTACCCTGACCATAATGAGGAGGGTTATTTACAGAGTCTTCTATATCTTCTATGTCATCAAACAGATCTTCAATTTCAAACTCTGCTTCCTTATCTAGTTTATTTTTATTTAGTTCAGGAAACAACATTCCTTGATCTTTAAGGTATTCATCTACAATCATTGCACCTCCACTACATGCTCAGTATGCTCTAACAAAAAGTCTACAGGTATCATTGCTGCTAGATCGTGTCGTCCTGGCCTAGTGTTTAAACCCCACAAACCTCTATAATGCTCTGTACATTTTTCCTGTAGTAAGTTGTTTACTTTATTTGGATCAACAAGAATAAATTTATCTTCTAATCTAAAAGCAATAAACCTTTTTTCTTTATTGGGTGTACCCCACCCAGGTTTACCTGTAACATTTTTAAACTCCCACCAATGTATTGAGTAATCAACTGGGCCACCACGATACTTACGCTTACCTGCTTTGATGTCTACCTTTCCAAACTCTTTATCTAAAACATCCCAATGTTCATTCATATCCTCAGTGCGAGTAGCTCTGCGTATAAAATTATCTTGTCGTAAATTGGCAAACTCTTGTTCAGCCATTGTGCCTTCTTGAAAAGAATTATTATATTTTGTTCTAGCTGTTTGCATCTGAAAGATACTCCTTTAATTCTAACAGTCCACCAAGATGTGTTCCGTCTGGTTTAAATATTTGGGGTACTGTATTTATAGTAGACTTTTTTAATAAAGACAATACCCATTTACTACTTTGTGATTCAATATTATATTCAGTGCAGGATGCATCGACACTTTTTAGTAGTGCCTTTGCATCGTCACAAAAACTGCAGTGATCTCTTGTTATCATTACCCACATTATGTTATGTCCACTATTTCACAGGCATCACCACTACATGCCATTGTTTGCATTGCTACTGTGTTATCTTCCTGTTCATAGTCTGATAGTTTAGACCAATCAATCTTATCTGGCATACATGACAGTAACATTTCATAGTCATGCTTACCGCAGTCTTGATATGGTGCTTGTTGATAGGTGTGATCAGAGTGTGGTAGAAATGACACACCTGACATTTCATCAAAGTGATCATAAACAAATGCACCTACAGCCATCCACTCATTATCACGCACTGTAATAGTTACAGATGGTTTATGCTCACACCAATGTCTTTGATAGGTAAGCCATAACTCTAGCTGCTCAATAGCAGTCATGTCGTCACGAGTTACAGCTTTATTAGGAGACTTTTGTGGAAAGCTAAACACTGTAGTAGTATCGCCTTTGAAAACACAAGGCTCATTAGGTATGCCTTGGTCTTTCATAAATTGTGTTAGAGGATCTTTGTTATCACCTCTTACTGTTCTTATGTAATACTTGCTGTGTCTTGCGTGTATTCCAGAGGCACTATCGACAAGCTGGCTAACCGTTCCGCTAGGCTTGACGCAGGTGATAGATGTACTCTGTGGTATGCCAAGGCGATCAGCATACTCAATATTAGTGCTAACAGCAACTTCTCGTAAATGTTCAAGAGTCTTATCCAATCCTTTGTTTTTAGATGTTAGTAATGGGTTATCCATTATTCCAGTGAGCGACACACCCAACAGTCGTTCTTCTTCTGTATTTCGTTGCCACACTTTTCGCAGGTAAGGGAACTTAGTGTAGGAAGATTGAATCGTTCCAAGAATAGTTGCCAACCTAACTTTACGTTCAAGATCATTGATACTATCTGTAGACCTAACCACGACCTCAGTGAGGTTACAAAATTGATAAGGCCGTAAGATAATTTCGGAACATGGGTTAGTACCAAACTCATGGTTTGGATCACGTCTACCATATTTTTGAGCTTGTTTCTTAGATGCTTCACGATTAAAAACTCCTCGCTCACCTGATTTACTTTCAACTAATGAAAGCCACTCACGCATAAATGTTTCTGTGTCTGGTCTTTCTGTATAGGTAACAGAGTTGTTTGCTAATGCACGATGTGCAGCAGTCTCCCACCACTGTCCAGACTTTGCATGACGCATACGATCATCACTAAGATTAGACAGTGAGATCATTGCACTACGTCTTACTCCACCAACTACGACTATCTGACCAATAAAACACATAAGGTCATGACACTCTATAGAAGATAGCCTACGTCCTTGTGCATCTTTAAATGTTTTAACAGCAAAGTTAAACAACTCTACAAGAGGCGCTGGTCCAGATGCCCTACCGCCAAATGTTTTTAACCTAGATCCTGCAGGACGCACACGAGAAACATCCCACTTAGGAATCTCACCTGCCCACAACAAGGCTAATAGTTGACGAAATGCTTTAGCCCAACCTTCTTTACTGTCTTTAACAACAATCATTGTGTCGCTATCGTATAAGTCAGGAACTTCTGGTAGCTTTTGTACGAACTGTCGCTCAACACTAAAGCCTACACCTGTACCACACAGAAGAATAAACATAGCCTCATCAAAAGATTTAGGATCATCTACTGGTAAGTAACTACAATTATATCCTGCAGTATTGTCACGATCTAGTGCAGCTCCTGCTGTCATCATGGCTCTCATACTTGGCATAACTTCTAGACTAAGTATAGCTTGTTCTATTTCGTTTGTAGTTTGTTCGTCAACAATAGTATGTACAACATTAGATACATAACGACTAACTGTTTCAGGCCAAGACTCTCGACCCTTGTCGTCAAAGTATTTTGCATAACGTGACTTGTGTATAAAGGACTGATAGTCAGTAGGTAAATAATTATTCATCTATCGTATCTCCTTGTTACAACCCATATAGCACCTGCAATTATTGATGCAAGTATAAACATTGCTGTTAATATTTCACTCATCTCTTGTCTCCTGATCCTGATAGCACACCACGTTCTTGTCTATCTTTTAATTTTTTAATGTTGTTATCTGCGACATCTTGCATGTTTACATTTAAGTCACGACATAAAGCAGCTATGTACCAAAGGCAGTCACCTACTTCATCTGCAATAGCTTCTCTATCAAACTTACCGTCACGCATTATCTTCTTTACTTTGTTTGCAACCTCTCCTGCTTCAGCAGCAAGTCCTAATGCAGGGTATATTACTGCATGTTCTTGCTTGTATATAGCTGTACTTGCAGCAGCTCTTTGATAGTCGTTCATTTGATTAGAATCAAACAACTCAAAAGAGTCTATGTCAGTCCACTTACTTATCATCTTTTACCTCGCATTCAAGTATTGTTGTATCATCAATGTCGTACATCAAGTTGTAAATTAAATCTGCTAACACTTCTTTATTGTCACCAAAGGTTTCTAAAAAGTTTGCATCTGGATCTACTCTAAGTCTAATGTTAATTTCAAACTCCATGACGAACCCCTAGTTATATCCAGCCATAGCCGACATGTCAATAATTAACGGCTCTATTGTTCTCATAAAATGTTTCTGCCATTCGTAGGCATCATTAAAATCTTCGAACCAAAAATTATCATCTGCTATAATACCATCTACTTCTGCCCTACAAACCATGTACCAGTTTGCTTCTTCTGGTCCTTCTTCTGGACATTCTTCAGCAGCAATCGGCCCTTCAATTACATCCCATATTTTAACTATCATTATTATTACTCCAGGATTTTAATAAGTTCATGTAGTGATCAAGGCCAACCATGACTACCCAAGGTTTACGATCTGATCTATAACAAACTACAGGCTCACCTTTACCGTGAGACTCAGCCTGTTCTATGTAGTCATACACAGTCTTCAGTGCAGACTTTCTTCTTTTAACTTCTATTGTTATTGGTATCCTTCGTCTAGCTGCAGGAGACAGTTGAATATCTTCTCCACTGTCCCCCATAGTAGTGGACTTAACGTCATCAGGTTCTAACTCAGGAAATGTTTCTAGTATTTTATCTCTGATTTCGTTTTGTCCAAGACGACCTTTTGCTTTAGCTGCCCTTGTCATCAGTAACCTCTGGAACCTTTGGTGGTTTTTCTACATGTACCAAGTACTCAATACCATAAGAGTACTGATACATCTTTAGGTTAGGCCAACAAACTTTCTTGTACTCACAGAACTGACAGGACTTGTCTAGCTTTGTGTTAGGACTAGACTTGCTGGCAGGTACGGGTGATATACGTTCAGTAGGTATAGAACCTGCGACCAATTCTTTTGCAGCTTCCATCTCTGTTTGTTTGGTAGAAAGCTCATTAGAAAAATCATATACGTCAAGACAAATCTCCCCATTAACTTTATCAATAGCTAGGAAAGCACCACGAGTTTTATCTGTAACTAGTGGATCATCCTTTGCTGCATAAACATAAGATGATAACTGACTAATGTAACCAAAGGGATCATTGTCACGTAGCTCTCCATCACGAAACTTTTTAAATGCAAATGGACTGCAAGACTTTACATCAATAGTCATACCATCAATAACTGCATCTCTGTGTCCACGAATGCCGTGAACATTTACACGATCTTGCATACCATTTACAGTATGACCAGAAGCCTTAACCATAGATAGTATTAACTCTTCTATCATATCTCCATAGAAAAACTTAAGCAGCATCTTAGAATCAAGACGCTCTCCAATCTCTGGTTTGTTTACCTTATACCAAAGCTTACGTTTACAAGGCGTACCAATAGACGACAAAGATAGATACCCACGAGGTTCTTGTGGCTTACTAAATCTCTTACTTGCAACTTCAGCAATATTTTTACCCATTGCATTTGCAATAGAGTTAGTCCAACCACCTTGTCCGTAAATAACTGACTCAATGTCCTCGACTAAAGTATCAATATTTTTCATGTTGTATCCTTAAAAGGCAGCTCCCCGAAGGGAGCCACAGTTGAGAGAGGAGTATCAAAACAGAACTGCTTCTGCTTCTTTATTGTCTGCCTTTGGCAGAGTATCCGCTGAAATAGTGTCAGCTTGGATTACGGAGTCCACGGGTACGTGTTCGATAACCCTAACGGAATCAAGTCGTGTACCTGGACGGTTCTTGTAACTGGTATCGTATACTGAAAGCATAACCTCTACAGTAGATCCGTTACCAATGGGACCATCATGATCGAAGCTCCAAGTATCACCATCAGCATTTGTAACAGTAGGCGCACCGCTGTCCCAATCCCTGCCAGTGTCAAACTTACGAACGAACTTCGCCTTAAATAAACCATTGCCAACATCCTTTGGATTTTTAATTGAACGTGATGCTTTTAGTGCAGCAACATTCTTTTCATCCATGAGTAGGTCAATAGTACAAGCACCATCATGTGCTTCGTATGCTCCCTCAAAACCTTTGAGGTCACGATTTTGAGCAAACACTTTTGCCCATTCTGCAGTACCAGTTAATTTTACTTTTCGTGTAGCCATATGGCTCTCCTTTCAAGTTAGTGTACTTCACTATAGCGTTGACCATATTGTATGTCAATACCTAAGTCAACATTTAATTTTAAATCTTCATTAAGTTTTTTGATAGCCCATGTCAATGCTGAACTATGCTCATCTTCTTCTCCTTTTTTAACAAGATTAATTGATTCATCATGAAACTGACCGATGATATTTGGTCTGCGAGTACGGTAGTAAGCAACCCATTTGTCAAAGCAGTACGCTCCAGTAGATTGATTAAGAGTAGAGAATACATCTTTCTCATACCTAAGCGAATGCCAAAACTTACTTACAGGGTTTTGTACCCACATCTCTCCGTTGATCTTTCGTATTGATTGATCTTCAGAAAACTTTTTGACTGACCAATTACGTTCCCAATAAGCATCAAGAAGTTTTTGTGCTTCAGGCACTGGCAGTCCAGTAGTACGTGATAACTTAGGCGCACCAACGCCATAAGTAGCAGAGTAGTTTACAACTTTAAAGTTTTTACGTAAGTCTTTAAGTTGATTGTTTCTACCTGCATTGTATTCATCTATCTCTATTTGAGATACAGCATTAGCATGTAAAGCTAGGTCAAGGTGAGGATCAAATCCTTTTTGTGACATATCGTTTACATAGTCTGGATCATAAGGATACATGTAGTGACGTTTAGTTGTATCCTCTAGTGAGGTCATATCAGCACCACATAGAACATAACCATCTGGAACTGTAAGACAACCACGTATTTCTTTACCCCAAGGTCTATCAACACCAGGAAGATTGACCAAAGGTTTTTTATGTTTGAATCGTAGCGTATTTGTTAAGCCATCTATCTCTGCTTTAACATAACCATTACGTTCACACTCAATAAAAGCTTCAAAGATTTTAAGTCTGTGTTGCATAACAGTCAAACCTTCTAGCACTTCTACTATTGGATTGTCGTCAATTAAAAGTTTAACTGAGTCTGTTAGCTCACCATCCTTACGGACTTGAGGTATCTTTCTTTCCTTACCAGTCTCTTTATTCTTATCGTACTTAAATGTACAAGGCTCCCAACCAAGAGAGGTAAGCCACTCTTTAACTTGGTCAGTAGAGTTAGGGTTAGGATCTTCCCAACCTTTTGTAACAACAAGATCATCGTTGTAATGGTAAGGTAGTTTATGCTCATCAAGCAAAGCAAACCATCGCACACCATGCGAGGATGGACTGCCATCTTTTTTGAAACAAACTTTAGGTCTGCGTTTAATTGTAGTAAGCCTACGCTTAGGCATAACTAATTTAAGTTCAGACTCTTTGTCTGCCTTCTGTTTTGTTAAAGTATCTACACACTGCTTTGCCAATTCAATATCTAACTTCCAACCTACCTGTTCTGCTTTAGCTGCACAGTCCATTTTAAATTGTAAGTATCGAAAGAACTTATCTAGCTCAAGCTTATCTTTATAGATAAACATAAACCTTTCTAAAACATTTTGCCATAACTTCCAATTAATCTTTACATCTTCTACACAACGATGACGATAGTCATCTTGAGTAAGATTATGCCAGTCATCTATTACTGGTTTGGGTATACCAAAGTCTTCACCGAAAGACTCAAGTCCATGCTTAGGTCTGTTGTAGTTAAGAACCCAAGACATAGGCAGGGTATCAAACAACCTAGACTTAATCTTAATACCTAAGATCTTTTCTAACAATGGCACATCATACCTAATAATGTTATGACCTATCAGACCTGATTGACTTAGAAGTAAGTCTCGCATTTGATCGTAGTCAAACAAAGTATCTATGGCCTGACCATCAGATGTATATGACAAGCAATGTATTTTAGTAGCATCGTCTAATAGACCATCAGCTTCTACATCAAATACAATCATGCTGCAATTACACTCCCTTGATATGGTGCTTCTTCACTAAGGATCGTTGTCTCTGGATCGTAGTAGACTGATCCTGCTCTACCTAATTTAGCAAACGGTCTGTTTTTGTCAACAATAAAATCAGTAGTATTCTGAACTATTTCATCATCAGACTCAACATCACGTTCAATCTTTATACATATTATTGCCTCTTCTTCAAGAGACCCTGCGTATTTTGTACGCCCATCGTCATTGACCTGTGATATAAATACCACACCGATGTTGAGTTCCTTGGCTAGTTGTGCCATGCGTGAACCCAATGTGGTAAGCGTACTTGTCGCACCATCTACACCTGATTGTGATAAGTAGGCAAGACGTTGTACGTGATCAACAAAGATAAAGTCAGCTCCATAAACAGACGCTGCAAGTCTGGTATAGTCAAGCAACTTAAGAGGATCGTCATGACTACGCATCTCAAATACTATTGTGCGTTCTCCTTGAGTCAACTCTTGTGCTGCTTTGATTACACTCTCCTCTGTATAGCCACTGTCTTTTGCGTCATCTTTAGTCCTGACATTTGTACCGAGGTGGTACGTAGCCATAGCACGATACGTTGTAGACTTCATCTCTTCCATGTGTAATAAAGCTATTCTTGTTGAGTTGTCACGGAGCAGACCAGTCTCAAAGTATCGGATGACTTCGGTCTTACCAGTACCACGAGGAGCTTTGATAAAAGTAAGACCTCCCTTAACCATACCACGTATCTTGTCATCGAGGCCAGAATGACCAGTGGGTACATACTCGTAAGGGTTTTCGTTAAGTATTGCCTGTTCGACATCCGTATCAGAACAGAAAAAGTTTTCTGGTGAGTAGCGTTGAGGTTTCTTTGCAGCCCACATAAGCTCACTACCATCACCTGCTTGTAAAAAATCATTAGCATCTTTGTGCTTTGTCATTGGCACGTACCAAAACTTTTCTGGAAAAGCTTGATATAATTTGTCAGCAGCTCTACGACCTGCATCATCTAGCTCACCTGCATATACAATCTCTTTGAAGGACGACAGATAAGCATGGTTGTGCTTGATAAACTTCTCACCGATAGCTGCGCTGGGCAGTGACTTGACAGGAAATGTTTTACCAAGAACCTGATACAAAGATGCGGCATCGAACTCGCCCTCAGTTATGTATATGCGTTGGCTTGTACCTGCGTTAAACTCAGGGCCAAACAAGAAGTGCATACCAAGTCCTTTGTCTTTCATCCAAGTCTTGGACTTGTCGTTATACAATCTGTACTTGATTGTATGAGGGTACTTGTATGCGTACCGTACTGGTTTACCTTCACCAGTTTGAATTTGTATTCCGTATAACTCGCAGACATCTGGTTCGATACCACGAATGCCTTCGTAAGTTACACCATCAACAGGTATATCCATAGGGTTTCTCCTCTCTTTTAATGGGTACTCTGAACTTACCCAATCAAAAACTTCTGGCATGTCTTTCATTGGATAGGAATTTCCACAAGAATGGCAGTGACCAAAGCCATCGTCATTCCAATTAAATGCATCGCTAGATCCACAGTCAGTGTATGGACAAGCTAGGTGTGGGTTGTCACTCATGAGTTTATTTTACTCCTTTCTCTTGCCCTGTTACGTTCATCAAAACTAAATGGTCTGATGTCGTTATAACTATTTACTTCATCTACAGATCTGTTTGTATCAAAGTCTACTATCACACCAGTATTCCATTTAGCACACTCAGCCTCTGCATCTTTTAAATTATCAAACAGTCTAGGCTTAGGGTAATTAGCAAATACACTGCTATCTTCTGGTACATACATGATGTCGCCATCTATGTCAATAACTATTGCAAGTCTCATCTTTTATCCTTTCACTCTGCGTACATCCTCAGTGCTTCCCATGATACAGGATACAGTTTCATCATTACATCTTCAATCTGTTCAGCTACAAGTCTTGTCTCGTACTGAGCATCATCTTGTAGACGTAGCCCACACATCTTTGCAAATGCGTACAAGCTACCTGACCAATACCACTCTGTCATTGTTGATTGTGGCAACACCATACGTGCTTGCTCAGGTGCTACCCCTGCATCAATAAAGTTACGATAGGCTTCCAGTGCTTTACCATCTGATAAACTTTGTATTGTAGTTGCTGATAAAGGAAACTTACCGTTTACATCAATCATTCCTACAGCACCACTGCTGCCTTGTTTCTTATCTTTACTACGTCCACGCCAAACTTCAGGTATATAAAACTCAGGTTCACTGTCAACATACCTACGGCTTATTTCATTCCAAGGCATGTACTCATGCTTCTGTAACTGTCGTGCTACAAAGATAGGAGCCTTGACATGGAACGTAGTAAAGACATGATTAAATGGGGACTTGTGATTGTGTTTGGCTAGGTAGTGTATCAGCTTAATATCTTTATTGTGAAGCAGCTGAGGTTCACCTGAATAAACACGTTGAATCCAATCACTCTTTTTACCAAAGCTAACTCGTGCTGAGTTTACTATGGTAAGGTCATTACCCATGTGATCTATGTAAGTTGCTTCAATCATCTTGTGTCTACCTCTAAACACGCCAGTGTTTCTGAGCTGTGGTTGACTAACACCACCGCTTCTTTCAATGCTAACATGCACTCTTCTTCTTTACCATAGTTACCTAGTTGGTAATAGTCAACCCCTTGGTTAGTAACTAATTGCATCCATACTAATATCCACATCATTGTTCATTCTCCTTCATCGTTATTTCCAATGCTCTCTTAATTAGTTCTTTACCTTCATCATACTCTCCAGTAAATAACTTATCGTAGCCCCATCTGAAATAAGATAATGCTTCGTTTGGGACATCAGTATTTCTTGTCTTATGAAACCATTCAGATACTGCCTCTTCACCATGTGGATCAGTACCTGAGCCTACCTTATTAGCATTTAGAAACCGTAACAAGCTAGGCTTGTCAGTAGGTACATTTACTTCAGTGTAATTCTTGCCGCACATCTTACGTGCATCTGCTTGTGTACCTGCCCATACACCATTACTGTTCTTATATAGTTTCATTGTTTCCATGCTCCTTCTTCACAGAATATTCCACAGTCAACATCGTAGCTTTTCATCTTGTGTCCCTTTGCTTTGGGGTCAAGTTGTTCAAGCGGAATGTACTGACCTTTTACTCTCACCAGTTTTGCACCGATTTCTTTTGACTGCTCAAGCCTATCCTGAAATACATCAGGGTATGTAACACGTAACCAGTTCCAGTACGTAGGTGAGTTTACCTTTACACATCCAAGGCAGTTAGCGTTGGGGTGTCCGTTACGGTACAGGTCTGGCAATCTTATACCTGCCTTGTTGATAATGTCAAAGCAGTCTTGTTTGTTAAGACCAAGATCAATCAAGGGTGTAAGCAAAGTGTCACGCTCAGTCATCTTAAATCTATCTGCCCTTGCTTGTTCCTCTGCGGTAAAGCCAAGCACAGTCCAGTCTGGATTATACTTTGCTTCCCACTCCTGTCGTGGTCTCTTTTTTAGTTCCAACGTACAGGGTGCGCCGTGTATTCCAGACATATACTTTCGGTCAGTCCACACTTCTTTAACCGATCCGTTAGGATACTTGCTAGACTTTACCTTAAAGATTGGATAACCTAGCCAGTCTGCTACATCTCGTAAGAACCGTTGATTGTCCTCACCCTCTTCTTTGATAGGGTTGTTGCAGATGTAGACAGTATTAGAATAGCCGTAGTAATCTACAATTAACTTGGCTGCTACAGCTGATGCAGCACCACAAGAAAACCACACAGCTATCTTCTGATCTTTCATCATTGTCTTTGTCTCCTCTCAAGAGCATTGCTTGCAGTTTTAAAACTGAACTTGTTGTATGGATTAAGACTCGATACGTTCTTATGTCCAGACACTGACTGAATAGCCAGATGATCTACTCCACTTTCAATCATCTGAACTATTGCAGTCTTGCGTAAGTCTCCTACTCTCAGCTCCTCAGGAAGCCGTGCAATAGCCTTTACTTCTCCAAGCAGGGCAGTCATCTGCATGACTGTTAGTGGCTTGTATGCATCGTCTGAGGGCTTGTGGTGAGGGACTACATATTCTTGGAAGTCTAAGTCTTCTTTCTGCTGAGATAACATCTCAAATAAATTATCTGGTATTGGTAATTCTACCGTAGCTCCACGCTTGCTTTGTGTTATCGTAACCTTACGTTGATCTAAGTCAACACTCTCCCATTTCAAGTTACGAATATCAACTGGACGTTGACCCCACTCATAACACATAAGCACAATCAAACCAATACTTCGATAGTCAAACTTAGTAAACGCTACATCTAAAAAGGACATCACTTGGTCGTGAGTCCAGACGACAGAGCGAGGTGTAGATGATCGCTTCTTAACTCTAGCCATAGGATTGAATAGCAATACGTCAGTAGCAATCAAGTAGTTCATGAGAACAGAGAACACTCTTGCATTATGGTTTGCGTTGGAGGTCGATGTCTCTGCTTCCCATGTATCGTATATCTCGTGACACATAGGTGAGTTTATTCTATCAACTCTTACATTACCTAGCGTCTTGCCCATAATAGACATACGACAGAAAGATGCTAGAGCATACTCGTAGTTGCGTTGTGAGGAACGAGAGAGAGCAGCAAACTGCCGAGTATTTAAGTATTTATTTTTAGCATCTTTTAACTTCATATTTTTCCTACCCAATGTGTACAATCATCATGTGCATCGTCCATAGTAATACCTCCAGTACTTTAAGTTTAACTTATAGTATTAATAACTCTAATATTAAAGTTATTAAAACACCCTTAGTTATACTTATAGTATTATATATAAGCAAACTAAAAGTTAGTCAAGTGTGACAGGTTGTCACATATACTTACGCCACGAATCCTCATCCAAATAATTACCTAGATGGTATGTGTCTTGTATACTACACTCTTCCATCAAATCATACGGATTAAATCCATAGTCAGCAAGCATCTCACTGATCTCATAAGGATAGTCTTGTACTATATTGTATATAGCTTGGACATTCTCCTTAGATACATGATAGTTACCTCTTGTAATACCTGATGACCTACCATAGTAAGGTGCATACTCCATGTCTTTCGGGTCACGAACAAAGACCAACTGCGACCAATCAGCGCACAGTAAAGCAGCAACCAACATGTCCAAGTATTGCAAGTCTTGTGTCTCATTGACACCATGCTGACCATAGTAACCAACGCTGATATTAGTACATTCAGGTACTATCAATGAGTACTCGTTACTGTCTGTGTATGAGCCACCAGTGTCAGGCTTAAGCTGCGGCATGTTTAGTGCCTCTGCAAAAGATAAAGCAAACTCATCTGATGCAGTACGCAACCCCATCTGGTGTGTGATCACAGAGTTGTCACCATATCTGTCAAAAGATATAACAGCTCTAGTATATTCCAACCAAGACGGATAGTCCTCTACAAGAGCAAAGCTACCCTTACAACCAGACTCTTCAGCTGCATGGATAACATACGTACCATCAATACCTGCTTCAATCATACAAAGTATGATGTAGATACCAGTGGTACAATCAGCACCCAAACAGTTGGATACCTTGTTGTCAGCTACAGACACTATGTCGTTACTTACCAACAACTTCTGCATTCCACTGTCTTTGTGTACAGTGTCATGGTGTGCAGTAAAACACAACTTAGGTGTGTCACCTACCTGATGTATGTAGTTGCCATGCTCATCAGGCAAACCAAACACAGGTTCTAAAAATCTTTTACAAAACTGCCTCTGACTTACACTGTCTTGAGGCCGCATGTATCTCAACATTTCAATAATGCTATGCATCTTTTCTCTCTCCTTTTAATTCCCAAACATCATTGTCTGGGTTCTTTACATACCCATCGTTCTTTGCTTCATCAATGGATATGTCATGACCATCTTCGGTCATAGCCATTTGATCTAGGGGATACCACTCATTGTCAAAGTCAGACTCAAAGTAATCACTTAGTAATGTCTCTGGTATCCAGTCACTTTCATACTCTGACCAAACGCAGCAATCAGCGTGCCACCACTCACCATCAACCTCTGAGTAACAGAATGTATCTCCATCGGTTTCCCACTCAGCAACTCTTTCTGTATCTGGTTGACCGTTTCTCAGGAAGTACACTGTCATCATAGCACTGTCATGCACATGCTCTCCTGCATACTCACAGTAGCTGTGAGTGTCATAGTAACAATCCTCACAGTAATGCTCGTCAGTACTCTCTGAGTAGTAGTAAGCATCCTCATTCAACCCCACATTACAACAGCTACAGTTAGTGTAGTGACCACCAAGTACACCGCTGTAACAGGTAGCATCAATCTCACCATCTTCACAGACAACTAGGTGTTCACCATCATCATGCAGTGCCTGTGGAGATAGGTCTAAGTAAGGTGCGACAAAGCTATCCTCATCATGTACGATACGAGTTAGCCTAGCGCCATCCCAAGTAGCACTACCTGCCATTACAGCACCCTCGCTAGAGAGATGGTTCTCTATCATACTGATAGCTTGCTCTGACACGCCATAGATTGGCCCTGCCTGTGGTGCATCCAAGTGTGTAGCTACCACACACCTACCTGCAACCAAGTCATTCTGATCTAGTACATAGATAATCTTGAAGTCACCACTAGCATATACCTCAGCAGGATGTACTTGAAGATGATCAAAGTCATAACGCATACAGCTGTGAGCCATATGTTTTCTAGACCAAGTAGTATTTACATTCTCATTCTCAGACTGCTCACCTGCATATGCAAGATAAAATTTAGCAGGTTCTGTTGACTCATGTACAGTAAGTTTACGAGGTGCAAACCTCTGCAAGAATCCATCGGTAATACCGATCAAAGTCTTGTGATCCAACTCAGGAAACATCAGACTGATTGCACGACCAGGTTTCATAGCCACCTCACGATTATCATCACGATCCTTGTGAGATTGAAACACCTTGATCTTACCCTTATACTTGTCGGAACGTCTGGCATTGAATGCCCGTATACGACACATTACTTTGATCTTATCAAGGTGGTCAACACCAGAAAACAAAGGTACAATTTGCGTCTGTAGCCACAGCTGAAAATCAGTATCGTTCTCCTGACCAACCATAAACTCTCTGTAATCACCCCACTCTTGCAATACTTTATCACTTTCATCAGGGTCTTTACGGTATTGTTTTTTAACAACAAATCCGTGGTCAGTAGGTTTAACTACATAGACTTGACTTGTGTCCGATAGTTGAACACGACCACTGAAAGGGACATCACTATCAGTAGCGTCCCATTCAATATCATCAAACAAATGTGGTTGATATGGTACAAGTTTTTCAAAGAGTGCATCACCGAAGTGATCTTTGATTTTGTTACCATCCACAGGTACAAGAGTATAATTAGCCATATTAAGACCTCCAATCTGGCTCCTTACCCCAACGCCAAGTCAAGGTAATATTACGTTCTTTCCAACGATCATTCATGTACATACGATACGCTTGATGCACATCATCGACATCTGAATAATCCACTCCACGTTCTAAATTCCTAGCACAGTTTGCAAACGGTGTCAAGTATTCATCTGGAAAGTCACCGTTGTCTGCATACTTTTGGAACTCAGGTATAAGTCGGGCAGACTTGTGTTCGCCAGACTTTTGATTGAATAGCCAACTCATGTGGTGTAACAGCCACTGAAAGTTAGCACGAGATTTCCTTGCCCATTTACTACATGGATGATTGATATAAGCCAGTTTGTATACAGGCAAGGTTGTGTCAGGATCAAGCCAACGTACTGCGGTGGACAACATCTGTGCAGACTCAAGAATCATCTTGTTCTTACGGACATCATCCAACCACAGTGCGGATTGCATCGGACACTTGTCGAATGCGAATATATTCATAGCACCTCCTAGTTGTCAAACCCTCGTAACTTTATAACAGGGTTCTTTGCTTGCGGTGGAATTGCATCACCAATGTCATACAACTTATTCTTTAACCATTGCATATCCAAATTCGAATTGGTCAGGCGAGTTTCAAGTTCTGTAATACGATCTTTCAACTCAGTATTTTCTTTCTTAGTAATCAAGAAAGACTTACTCTTACGTTTCTGCACAGTGGGTTGCAAGTCTTCAGTATACAAATTGTAATTAAAAATCTTGTTGCGATACCCAAGAGTAGCTCGCCAATTCTGTAAGGTATTTCTTTCGATACCATACTTTTCAATAGTCTGAACACCAGTGTGATTGTCGTAATACTTACACACCTCATGCTTAAACTCATTCGAATAATTTTTATACGCCATGATATTTACTCCTCTCTATAGATTATCATTGACCATTCTGTAAACAATACTGTTTACATTTTTGGTATCGCCATTAGGTAATAGCAATTCCAAATCCATATCGGTATGACCGAAATCCTCATCATCTTTTTTCAGACGACATACAATCTCATTAAGACTGTGACCTTCCTCATTGACAGGCATTGCACCACCCTCAGTGTCGTACCATCCATTTAATTCCATCATTTCATTAATCCTTCACAAATTCTGCGGTCAGTGGATATGATAACGATCTTACCATTGTCATCATACAGTATCCACTTTCTACCACGTTGCACCAATGTCATTATATCCATCACTCCTCCTCAATCCAAGCACGAGCATTATACCTACATCTTGCAGCCCACTTACGTTCTTCAAGCGTAGCTTCTCGTGCATCCTCATCCCATTCCATCATCTGACCAACGCTATCCCATCCAAGATCAGCCCTATCGGGGTCTGGATCATCGGTCAGGCGTCCATCAGGTTGTTCATAGAACGGCCATGAATCACTTGTAATGTACATTTTCATAGTACACCTCCATAAAATTGGCAGGGGTTGTAGGAATCGAACCTACAGCGATGGGTTTGGAATCCATCGTGTTACCATTACACCAAACCCCTAACATAGGTATAGGAAAGCACCCCATGCAATCACAGGGTACTCATCCAATACTCACGCAATGATAGCTTTGAGTGCTTTGATCTTGTCTGCATCGACAACATCACCATCTTGCAAACCATCTTGACGCCGCTTGTCTGCACGTGCAATCAGTGCAGCAATCATGTCGTCAAGGTTCATGGGTTTGTACTCAGGTTCTTTCTTGAACTCCCAGAATGGCGTAGCACATGCAGCCTTAGCATCATCAAGAGAAATCTTGGTGCGCTTCGCATGATAGGCAAAGCATGAATTGTCAGCGTCCCACACGAATGTGGCATAAGCCTCAACCCAAGCTTTGAACGCATTAGCACGAGCCATACTTGGTATAGCTGCAAGCAATGCATTCATCTGACGAACAGCAACAGACACGTCACTGCTCTCATGCCATCGACGAACGATAGAACAAGCAGTACGGTGGATGTCCTTCTGAATAGACTTTCCACGCTTACTGATTGAAGCAATCATATCATCAATCTTTGCATCGGTAGTAATAAGAGAAATTTTAGTAGCCATGTAAACCTCCAACGATATAGCCAAACACCATGCACTCACCATGAATGCACAGTGCAAGCTATACCGTAGGCCACGCACAAACCACAGTGTACGCAAAGTACCATTTACAAAAAATATTCCATGTAAACAGGTACTAATGTTTGCAGGTTCTCTACTAACTCGAACACGTTTTTCGGTAATTGCAAACATAAGCTACGTGGCCTATGGGTTCACTTGCATAACAATGGGTGCAGGTCTCAGCAGGTGCGTAGCATGTGTCGCACTTATCCCATTGCAATAATATTGCTATCCGAAACGGACGGTCATTTTGCAGGTTGACAGGCATCGCATAACGTTCCTGACCAATCAGGTAACGCACTTGCACTGATGCAAACGCACTGCAATATCGCATCCGATATACTTACTGTCCACCCTGAACCAATCCAAGCATTAGGCATGGCTCAGGCCTTACGGCACTGTCTTATTGGGCATCCTTCTAGCCACCAATAAGTATACGGTACACCCTAGGGTGCTATAGTCACTCTTTACGGTAGGTTCACCCGTCTGGCTGTGATAACCAGTAATATTGTGAAAACAGAATACCAAATAAGAATAAGAAATAAACAAAAAAGAATTGTTTAAAATCAAAGACTTAGAAAAAAAGTTATATTCAGTAAAATGAATATGATCACCTGAGCCTGACCAAATTCACGTTTTGTTCTCTTGATGTTCTATGTTAGTGATTCGTTCATGATTCGTTCTCTTTTATTATATATAATGTGTCGGGTAGCTATGGGGTATATATTCAAGTATATGAATGTTTGAATATGTTGTAATTCCTAGTTGCGAATGAGTCGCAATTTCAAGAATACTTTATGTTTTTAGTAAGGTATTATTGTTTTATAATACTATATTGTGTAAATTATGTAATAAATACAATGTATTAACCTAATAAATTAGTGTCATATTCACATATTCGAATATTTGAATGTATTGATTGGGATAGGCATGGGACATACGGGGGGTATGGGATACGTATATACCCAGAATGACAGAAATTAGGAATTTAAAGTCTGTTAACCACAATGAAATATCTACATGTTATACTATAACACCTTTATTTTATTAAATATATCAGTAGTATTGACCTATATTATGTAAATACTGTAGGAAGCCCCAGGAATTACGTTATCTCTCCACACAATGTGGGGTAGCCTGGGGGGTATCTTAGGTTATTCTGGGGGCATCTCAGGAACTCTGACAGCTATTTTGCAGTGTTACCCAATATATACGACATAATGGGGACACGTAATCAATAAATATTAAAAATATTTTGTCGTACCCCTTGACAGCGGGGCATAAAGTAATATATAATATACTTAATGTAATACATTACGCTTAACTTTAACTTTATTACTACTTTAATATAATAGTAATATTAATACTTATAGTAATACTTATAGTAATACTTCTAGTATGTACACTCGATCTAACTTTTTTCTGTCGTATCAAGAAAAAGTATTGACCTTAGTAGTTAAAAAGGTATAACTAAGGATGTCCAAATCAAGACTGTTTGCTTCAGACAAAGTAATAGAGGAATTTTACAAAGCTCTTGCTGACAAAAACGAAGCAAAGCTACGTAGAGTACACATACCACGTTCAGATGTATTCTACATACGAGAAAAAATTTACCAAGACACAGGCATTAGGTATTCTCTTGATAGAGTAGAAAGAGCTATGTACCTTGAGGGACATCTTAATAGGTACGATGTACTAGATCCTGACAAAAAGAGAGATTGGGAATAATGGTAGAAGAGTACGACTTAGATAAAAACGGAAAGTTAGACGCAGAAGAGCGTGAGATCTATCTTGAAGATAGACGTAGAAAGATGGAAGACGAAGATGCCAAGCGTGATGCCCAGCGCAACATGACTTGGTTTGCTCTTTCAGGAATGGTACTCTATCCAATGGGTATCTTTCTTTGTACATTACTTAACATGGATACAGCAGCAATGTTGATAGCAGACATAGCTAACATCTATGTGGTATCTGTATCAGCACTCGTTGGTGCATACTTTGGATTCAATGCAATAGGAAATAAAAAATGATACAAGGTTTGATTGGACCTATAGCAAATTTAGCAGGGACATGGTTAAATGGAAAAGTTGAAACAAAAGCTGCAGAGACTAAAGCAAAAGTTGCCAAAGCTGAAGCTGAAGCGCAGATTATGCTGTCTCGTGCAACCAGTGAGGCAGATTGGGAAAAGATTATGGCACAAGGTAGCCAAGCTTCGTGGAAAGACGAATGGCTAACTATCCTATTTTCAATTCCATTAATACTAGCCTTTCTACCTTTTGAATGGGCAGACGCAGCTGTAGCTAATGGCTTTGCTGCTTTGGAGACTATGCCTCAGTGGTATAGCTATACACTTGGAGTAATCGTAGCGGCCAGCTTTGGTGTAAGGTCAGCTACTAAGTTTTTTGGGAAATAGACATGGCATTTAAATTAAGCAGACGTAGCCTTGATAGGCTAGAGGGTGTTGACGATAGAATGGTAGCAGTTGTTAAACATGCTATCACAGCTACTAACACCGACTTCGGGGTTATCCAAGGTATGAGAACTCTGGAACAACAAAAAGAATTAGTTGCAAAAGGCGCAAGCCAAACCATGAAGAGTAAGCATTTAGAGGGACTAGCAGTAGATCTTATGGCTTATATCAATGGTCGTGGCTCTTGGGAGTTAAACCTATATGATGACTTAGCAGATGCTATGAAAGAAGGTGCAAACTTTGTAGGTTGTAAGGTTCGTTGGGGAGCAGCTTGGCACATAGACAATATCGGTGAGTACGAAGGTTCTATGGAAGAAGCTATGAATGAATATATTGATCTACGTAGATCTCAAGGACGTAGACCTTTTATTGATGGGCCACATTTTGAGTTGATGGTGTAGGTATGGCAACAACTAAAGATGTAGAAAATTTAAGTAACGGTAGAAAAAAATATCGTGGTGAAATCTATCCAGGATATAACAAACCAAAGAAAACACCTGGCGGAGCTAAGAAATCTGCAGTGTTAGCAAAGAAAGGCGACCAAGTAAAGGTTGTTCGTTTTGGTGATCCCAACATGTCTATTAAAAAGGATCAGCCAGCTAGACGTAAAAGTTTTAGGGCTAGACATAATTGCGATACAGCAACTGACAAATTTACTGCAAGGTATTGGTCGTGTAAGGCTTGGTAATGTGGCTTGCTATGGTATTAGCTTGCAGTACACCATACGCTCAGTCGTGCATAGTATTTGCAAAGAATGAAGAATTATTTATGACAGAAGAACTGTGTAAAGAAGAAACAGATAGAGTTACGCTTATGATGCAATCTCAAGGAACATTTGCTAGACCTGCCTGTTTTAAAATCGGAACAAACTTATAGGAGTATAAAATGAAAAAATTATTACTGGCATCTGCATTTGCAGTTGCAGCTACATCGGTATCGGCTATTGATCTAGGTTATGGATTATCTGTTGGTGCTGAAACAGATATGAGTTATACAACAGGAACAGAAACATGGGAACTGGATGTTACCCCTAAACTAAGTATGGGTGCATACGGAGTTTCTTTTTCTGCTGAAACAACTGTAGATGTGTTAGACATTAACAATGGTGACATCTTTACAGGAGTAGACTGGAAAGCTGAATACGCTTGGAAAGGTCTAACAACATACACGGAAGTATCATCAGATGCTGACTTTGAATTTGGTGATATCACAATGGGTGCTAAGTTTAAATTTTAATCGGTGAGTAAAATGACAGAAGAACAACTAGAAAAAGAAATCCAAGAAAAGCAACAGCAACTTCATGAACTTCGTTATGGAGAGATTGATAAAGCTTATGCTGAGTTTCAAGATGCACGAAAGGTTGCATTAGAAAAATATGAAGCTTGGAGAGAAGCTTGTCAAAAGCATGGCTCTTCTCCTAATAGTATTATGTATTACTTCAACACTTGGAAATTCTGATGCCTAAGAAAAAGAGTACAGTAAATGCTGCTGGTAACTACACTAAACCAACCATGCGTAAAAACTTGGTCGCAAAGATCAAGGCAGGTTCAAAAGGTGGCAAGCCTGGACAATGGTCAGCGAGAAAAGCGCAGATGGTTGCCAAACAATACAAAGCAAAAGGGGGAGGCTACAGGTAATGAAGGCTCCCCAAAAGTCTCTGAAAAAGTGGACAAAGCAAAAGTGGCGAACCAAAAGTGGGAAGCCTAGTTCTAAAACTGGTGAACGTTATTTACCTACTGCGGCTATTAAGTCTCTTAGCAGCGCTGAGTATGCCGCTACAACCAGAGCTAAACGAAAAGGCACGAAGGCAGGTAAGCAGCATGTGGCTCAACCTAAGAAAGTCGCAGAAAAAACTAAACGATTTAGAGCCGCCAAAGGTGGAGTTGTAGGCAATGGCAAAACGACCAGATCCAAAAGTAGGAACAGGTAAAAAACCTAAAGGTTCTGGACGTAGGTTATATACAGACGAGAACCCAAAAGATACAGTATCTATAAAGTTTGCTACTATAGCTGATGCAAAAGCTACTATAGCAAAAGTAAAAAGAATTAAAAAATCCTACGCAAGAAAGATTCAAATCTTGACAGTGGCGGAGCAACGTGCTAAGGTTATGGGAAAAACCGCAATAGCTAAACTATTTAAAGAAGCTAAAGCACAGTTGCGAAGGAAACATAATGCCGTATCTAACAAGTAGTATCCCTCACTTTAAAGCTTGGGTAAGAAGAGAATACACTAAAAACTTAGAAGAGTATCATGGAGAGTTCTTACATTGTATGGTCATTGGCGTCACTACTATGCCAAACAGGACTCTCAGCTTTCAAGTTATTTTTACAGGCTGCGAGTCTGACTTTGATGATGGTCCCAATATACATGGCGGTGCGATGTGGGCTAGATTACCTCTTGTAGCTCTTGTGGCAGACACCCCCCTAGAAGATTGGCCAGAAGAGTTACCACCGTATCTAGCACAACCTTGGGATTGTATGTCGCACTATCACAGTGTATACAAGTTAGAACGTGCAAGCCCAGCGCCTTGGATAGCAAAGATAGATGGAGAGTTTTATCCAGCTAAATATTATTTTACAGTAGACTACACAGATAGTGAAGTTGCTGACGATCCAGCACAACATAAACAATCTCACGTATTAGAGTTGTTAGATGCTGGACAGTATACTGGTAACATTGTTGCGTTACCCAATAATAGAGTGAGAGTAACTCACCCAGCTTGGTTTGAAACAGGAGAAGGCGCTCCAGACTTTAAACCAAATCAACATGTATACAACTCGAAAGAAAACGTAGACTATGTTTGGGATACGCAACGAGTTTTTAACAATTTATATAGTGAGGAAGAATCATGATGATGAAGAAAAAAGGTTACGCTAAGGGCGGCATGAAGAAAAAAGGAATGGCTAAAGGTGGAGCCATGATGAAAAAGAAAGGCTACGCAAAAGGTGGTTTGAAACCAGCACCAAACAAAGGTGCAGCATCACTACCTAAAAAAGTTCGCAACCAAATGGGTTTTATGAATAAAGGTGGAATGGCTAAGAAAAAAGGTTACGCTAAAGGTGGTGCTATGATGAAGAAGAAAGCATACGCTAAAGGTGGTAAAGTAGCTATGTACAATCAAGGTGGCATGGTTAAGTCTACTGGCACAATGAATACTGGTATTAAGACTGCTAAAAACACATACAAGTAGGAAACGATATGGCTGTATCATTAAAAACATATTTAAATAAAAAACTAAAAGAAAAAGGCTTAACTGTTAAAGAAGCTAAAAAGAATGCTGGTAAATATAAGAGTATTGCTGCAGCCAAAAAAGCTGGGTCATTATATTACACTAATAAAGAAGGTAAAGTAATGGCAGCTGTCTATGCAGAAGATCTAAAGAAAGCGTCTGTAAGACCTAAAGTTAGACCGAAAAAAGTTCCTGACAAAGCTCAAGGTCCAACTAAAGGAAGTGTAATGACACTTGATGAACAGATGGAAGTGATGGATGCTAATAGAACAACAAGACTTAGCAAACAACTACCTATGAGTACTGCAGGAATTAGAAAGATGGTTCTTAGATCTTTGATGGAAGTTCCAGAAAATCAAAGTCAATCTTCTAGATTTAATGCTTGGTTTAAACAAAATCAAGCTAAGTATAAAAAAGAAGATGGTAGCTACAACTTATCTAAAGCTGTAAAAGATTTTTCTCTACTAACTAAAAGACGGTAACATATATGGCAAACCCTGCTACAGCTAAATACTTTACAAAAGCAAAGAACCTTTCAGCAACATCAGGTGGTGCAAGTGGTGATGTAGTGTATACATGTCCAAACAATCATGTGGCACTTATTACTTTTTTGCATGTATCGAATGGAGCTACAAGTGCAAAGAAGTATAGCATACAGTGGTATGAACTTGCTACAACTACCTACCACAGTGTTGTAGACGAAGTAAGTTTAGCAGCAAGTACAAATGAAAATGTACTACAAGGTGGTGCATATCTTGCATTAGCTGCAGGTGATAAGATTATAGGATTTGAAGAAAGTAGTTCTGACTTCCACGTAACTCTGTCAGGTGCTGAGTATTACCAGCCGACATAACGGGGTTGCAATATTATCTATAGTATGTTATAACTATATGTGTAAAACTACTCCTGCACAAATAAAAAGGAGTAGTGCAATGAAAAAATGGTTAAAAGCTTTAGGTAAAGCTATTCAAGAAAATCAACAAAAACGTGCAGATTATAGAATACTGCAGATGTTAAGTGACAAAGATCTGAATGACCTTGGTATAGGAAGGTCACAAATAAAAGAAGTAATTTATGGCGAGAAACCTCACTGAAAAACAACAAGCATTTATAGATGCATTGTTTAATGAAGCTGAAGGCAACCCTGTTATGGCATTGAAAATGGCAGGGTATGCCGAAGGCACATCTACAACTACGGTTATGGCTCCTCTTAAAGAAGAGATAGCTGAACGTACCCGTGATTTTATAGCAACTCGTGGACCTCAAGCTGTTTGGTCTATGATGCAGGTTATGAGATCCCCCACCGACTTGGGCAATAAAGAGAAGATGGCAGCAGCTAAAGACTTTCTTGATAGAGCTGGCTTTGTAAAAACAGAAAAAGTCGAAGTTAAATCAGAAAGTCCTTTGTTTATCCTGCCTCCAAAAGCAGATGAAAACTAAGACTTGGAAATTACCTAAGCCTGAAAAAGTAGACGGTGAATGGAAATGGGAACCAATAGTTAGAGTTGGAAGATTTATACCATTTGGGTATAGACAAGACTCAGATGATTGTGATATACTACAACCAATTCCAGAAGAGCTAGAGCTTTTTGAACAGGCTAAAAAACATTTAAAACAGTATAGCTACAGAGAAGTAGCTGCTTGGTTAAGTGAAACTTCTGGTAGATACCTTTCACATGTAGGTCTATATAAGAGAGTTAAACTTGAACACAAGCGTAAGAAAGAGGCTTCAGTCCAACGTTTCTATGCCGAAAGGTACAAAGAGGCAGCAGAAAAAGCGGAAAAGCTTGAAGCCCAAAGACTCGGTGCAAGAACCAGAGTTGACTCCAGTCACTCCGAAGTACACGCCTAGTATTGAAGAACAGGTACAAAGAGAAGTAATCTTTGAACCAAACCCTGGCCCACAAACAGACTTCTTAGCTTCAACAGAACAAGAAGTTTTATACGGGGGTTCTGCAGGTGGTGGTAAATCATATGCGATGGTTGCCGACCCTGTAAGATATTTAAATAATCCAAATGCTCGAATGCTTCTGGTACGTAGAAGTACTGAAGAGCTTAGGGAACTTATCTCTGTCTCTAAACAGTTATATCCCAAAGCAATTCCTGGTATCAAGTTTATGGAACGAGATAAGACTTGGGTAGCCCCTAGCGGAGCTACACTCTGGATGTCGTACCTTGACCGTGACGATGATGTTATGAGATACCAAGGTCAGGCATTTAACTGGATTGGTTTCGACGAATTAACGCAATGGCCTACACCCTATCCTTGGAATTATATGAGGTCACGTCTTCGTACAACCAAAGCTAGTGGGCTACCTTTATATATGAGAGCTACTAGTAACCCAGGTGGTCCTGGCCACCAGTGGGTAAAGAAAACATTTATAGATCCTAGTACACCTAATGAAGATTTTTGGGCAACAGATACAGACAGTGGTGAAGTCATCTCTTGGCCGAAAGGACATTCAAGAGAGGGTGAGCCATTATTTAAACGTAGGTTTATACCTGCTACCTTATTCGATAATCCTTACTTAGCTGAGGATGGAATGTATGAAGCAAACTTGCTTTCACTTCCAGAACATCAACGTAGGCAGCTATTAGAAGGTGATTGGGATATTAACGAGGGGGCAGCATTTCCTGAGTTTAACCGTAACATACATGTGGTAGAACCGTATGATATACCAAAAAGCTGGGTTAGGTTTAGAGCTTGCGACTATGGTTATGGTTCTTATACTGGTGTTGTATGGTTTACTATTACCCCAGCAGAACAGTTGGTTGTATACAGAGAGTTATATGTTTCAAAGGTTACAGCTACAGATTTAGCTGATATGATACTTGAAATAGAAGACGGAGAAAAAATACGCTATGGGGTTTTAGACTCTAGTCTTTGGCACAATCGTGGTGATACTGGTCCTTCACTGGCGGAACAAATGATAATGAAGGGTTGTAGATGGAGACCCTCTGACAGATCTAAGGGTTCTCGTGTCGCAGGTAAAAACGAATTACATAGAAGATTACAGGTAGATGAATTTACAGAAGAACCTAGATTAATCTTTTTTAACAACTGTACTAACATTATTTCACAACTACCTGCTATACCACTAGATAAAAATAATCCAGAAGATGTGGATACAAAAGCAGAAGATCACTTGTATGATGCTTTACGATATGGTATAATGACTAGACCACGTAGTAGTATATTTGATTTTGATGCTAGTACTCAAAGATCTGGATTTCAAATATCAGATTCAACGTTTGGTTATTAAGGAATTAATATGGAAGAAGATAAAATCCTAGAAAACGAAATGATGATGGATGCTGAAACGGCATCATCAATAGACGATGTAGATAAGGATTTGTTTCATGATCCGCAATCTGGTCAGATTGTTCAGTTTGTTAAAGAAAAGTATAGTAAGGCTAATACGGCTAGGCAACTGGATGAAGAACGTTGGATTCAAGCTTACCGTAATTATCGTGGTATATATGGACCAGATGTACAGTTTACTTCTACAGAGAGATCTCAAGTCTTTGTTAAAGTTACTAAGACGAAAGTACTAGCAGCTTATGGTCAGATAGCTGATGTATTGTTTGGTGGTAACAAGTTTCCAATTACCATTGACCCTACTAAACTTCCTGAAGGTATTGAAGAGGTAGTAAACTTTGAAACTAATCCACAGATTAGAAAAGCTGTAGCTGAACAACCAGAAGCTATGGAAGAACTACTTCCAGGAGAAACACACCAAGAGTTTACAGAACGTCTTGGTTCTATGAGAAAAAAGTTAGAACCTGTTCTAGATGATATAGAATCTGGATTTAATGGTAGTGCTACTGCAGCTAACTTTTATCCTGCAGAAGTTGCTGCTAAAAAGATGGAAAAGAAAATCCATGATCAGCTAGAAGAATCTCATGCAAAGAAACACCTTCGTGCTGCAGCTTTTGAAGCTGCCCTGTTTGGTACAGGTATCATGAAAGGGCCGTTTGCAATAGATAAAGAATACCCTAATTGGAATGATCAGGGTGAATACTCTCCAGTATTTAAAACAATTCCACAAACATCGTCTGTATCTATCTGGAACTTTTATCCAGACCCTGATGCAGCTACGATGGAAGAAGCAGAGTATGTATTAGAGCGTCATAAGATGTCACGCTCTCAATTACGTAGTTTAAAAAATCGTCCTTACTTTCGTAAGAATGCGATTGACCATGCACTAACTCTTGGTGAAAATTATAACAAAGAGTGGTGGGAACATATTATGGAAGACAACACCGAACAGGATCAAGCAGATCGTTTTGAGGTCTTAGAGTTCTGGGGTTTTGTTGATACAGATATTGTTAAAGATCAGGGTGTAGAAATTCCAGCAGAGTTAGCAGACTCTGAACAACTTAGTATGAATGTCTGGGTATGTAATGGACAAGTAATTCGTTTAGTAATGAATCCATTTACTCCTGCATATATTCCATACTTTGCTGCACCTTATGAAATGAATCCTTACAGTGTTTTTGGTATAGGTATCGCAGAAAATATGGATGATACCCAAACACTTATGAATGGCTTTATGCGTATGGCAGTTGATAACGCTGCCCTATCTGGTAACTTGCTAATTGAGATAGACGAGACTAATCTCGTCCCAGGGCAAGACCTCTCCGTGTATCCAGGCAAAGTGTTTAGGAGACAGGGAGGGGCGCCTGGTCAGGCTATCTTCGGAACTAAATTTCCTAACGTATCTAACGAGAACATGCAGATGTTCGATAAGGCAAGGGTATTAGCCGATGAATCAACTGGATTTCCATCTTTCGCTCATGGTCAAACAGGCGTACAAGGCGTGGGCCGTACTGCTTCTGGCATTAGTATGCTCATGTCTGCTGCCAACGGCTCTATCCGTAATGTAGTTAAAAACGTAGATGACTATTTACTAGCACCACTAGGTAAAGCATTCTTTAACTTTAACATGCAGTTTGACTTCGACGATGAGATCAAAGGAGATCTTGAAGTCAAAGCTCGTGGTACAGAAAGCTTGATGGCTAACGAAGTACGTAGCCAACGCCTAATGCAATTTATGCAGGTCGTATCCAACCCAGCGCTTGCACCGTTTGCTAGGATGGATTATATTGTTCGTGAGATTGCTAAGTCTATGGATCTTGATCCAGATAAAGTTGGTAACAATATGTCAGAAGCAGCTATACAAGCTGAGATACTAAAACAATTTCAAGCAGCAAATCCACCTGAACCACAGCCAGGTCCACCTCAAGAAGGCGCACAGGGCGCTCCTGCTGGCGCACAGGTGCAAGATACCAGTGGCGCAGGGGGAGGTACTATAGGAACAGGAACAGCACCTCAGCCAGGAGAACAGGGCTTTTCAGGCAATACTGGTGAAGAACCTACAGTACAATGAAGCTAGTCGTGAATAATACATTAAAACCTTTTGTAAACAATCCAGAATTTTATACCCCTTATATAGAGGAGATAGCTGAACGGATTGCATTTACTCATGTTGCTCTAGAACAATCTAGAGAGTTAGATGAAATCTACAGACTACAGGGTGAGATACGTGCATTACGTAGTCTGTTAAAACTACGAGAAAAAATAAATGCCTGAGTTTACGGATCGTGATCGTTCTATTATAAGAAATGCTATTAACCTTGAGTGGTTTTTAAGTGCAATAGATAAACGTAATCCTGAACACGAAGAAGAAGGTGCAGCTCATACTGAAAGTTATGAGTATAATGGTATGAATATACTAGTACCAAGAGTTCGTATAGTAGATGGCAAAGCTGTTTTAAATGAAGATCCTGTAGAAGAGTCTGTAAAGAGGGGAGACTTTCTTGTTGTACCCAAAGGAGAAGATCCAGATCAGTATTCTCAAGATCTAAGTAAGGTAATAGGTAAGTTTAGGTACGGATACTCTAGTGGTGGACTTTCTTTAGATAGTATACCATTTTTTAAAAGGCCAATAGGTGCTAGTAAAAATGATCAGATTGTAGGTTACGTTGACGGTGATAAACGTTTTCCTATTTATCAAAGTGCAACTGGTGGTCAGTATACTATAAATTTAGCTGAAGACCAAAGAACTGGAATGCAGCAATTTAAACAGGATACCTTACCTGTTATAAAAAATTGGATTAAAAACCCAACTGCACCCTCATTAGATCAGATAAAAGAAATGGGTAAAGCCATTGCAAGTTCTGTATATGAAACAGCTAGTATACCTGCAGATTTACTAACGGGTAAAAAGTCTGCTATGGATGTAACCTATCAAGATGTGGCTGATATTGCTACAGGTGTAGGAACCGCATCAGCAACCTTTGAAGTTCCTGAAGGTGCGTTAAGAGTCTTTGGTGGCGTTGGTGCTAAGAAGACTAAAAACTTTAAAGAAGCTCAATCATTTCTGCAAGATGAAATGAAGAAAATAAATCCTAACAACCCTGATCAATTTTATTGGGCAAACTATAGAACATGGAAAAAGACTGGTTGGTATATTGATCCTGCAGATAAACAGTGGCGTTTTGAAATTGACGACTCAGCTTCAAAACCTACCCTTGAAAATTTACAGATGACAACATATGAGTTGTTAGAACAAACTTCACTTGGCAAAAGTAATAATGTAGAAACTACTTTATCTCAAATATTTAAACACGATAAGTTATATAAACAATACCCACACTTAAAAGATATGAAAGTAGTTTTATATAATGACCCTAATAGTTCGACACTAGGTTCTAAAATTGTTGGTGAAAATACTATAACAGTAAATCTTGACGCTCATAGATATGATTTTGTAGAACAAAAAACTCGTGCAGGTGGGCTAGAAAATGATACAGCTCAAGGTAACTTAGCTAGAACTATACTACACGAAATTCAACATGCTGTACAAGAGTATGAAGGATTTACAAAAGGTGCTAATCAAGCTAACATTCCAGATGAATTACTGGCCAATACAGCTTATAACTTAGGTAATATTTACAACAAAGCTGATGCTTCTTTTAATGATAGTGTTGCAAAAATTAATGATATAATGACTAGCCTTCCAAAAATTCCTGGAGTAGAATTTAACATAGCAGGTTATTTTCCTAGAGGTTATAATCAATTAGACATAGGTTATAACGGAGAAAGAGCAAGAAAACAATTTCAGGATATGGTTAAAATACATAATATCCCAGAAGGGTCTCCTTCTTATAAGGCTATTAAAAAAGAAGTAGAAAATATAATAAAAGCAGTAACTGATAGAAGAGCTGCTGAACGATTACAAAGCAAAATGGAAACTGAGTTTTACATGGGTGCTGGGGGAGAGATAGAATCTCGACTTGTTGAAGATAGGTATTTATTTACAGAAGCAGATCGTGCAGAAAGTTTTCCTGTAAAAGCCCGAGAAACAATGTTAAAGTCTGAAGTAGACAAAGGTGAAATAGAAGACACATCTACTTTCGCAGGTCAAAAAGGTGTTGACCCGTATCAACCCAGAAGAGTTTTTGAAGGTGAGGGTATCGGTCAGAGAGATATAATGTTAGACTTAAGTTGGAGAGATTTTAGACGACCTAAAGATTCTCAAGGTAAGCTTGTTAGAAATACTCAAAAGGCAGCATGGGGTAAACTAAGAAGTATCTTTAAAGATGACCCACGACTTAATTTTATATTAGATCCTAAAAATAAAGGTAAAAAATTTGAATACAAAGGCAATACTTACATACTAAAAGACTTAGTAGATGGTGAGTATGCAAAAGAAGGTTTACCTAAAGATAAAGGTGTTTTTACTTTAGATCATTTACAAAGAAACCCATATAGTAAAAATGCATCGGAAAAATATGTACAGATTCCAGAGATAGTAGCAGAAAGAACTGATGGTCAAACTGCTAGAATAGGTTTACATCATTTTGTAGATGATACTCAAAAATATGCAGATGTAAAAATAAAATCTGATGATGATGATAGTATCTTTGGGGCTATAAAGAAAACATTCGGATTTGCCGAAGGTGGGGCAGTAGATAAACAAATGGACGAATTATTCGCAGGGAGTATATAACATGCAGAACAACGCAGTACCACCGCAGGGTGGTCTCACAACAGATGGACAAAAGGTAGACCCTGTATCAGGTAATGAAGTTCCTTTAGGTTCAAATGCACAGGAAGTACGTGACGATCTTCCAGCTCAGTTATCTGAGGGGGAGTATGTTGTACCTTCTGATATTGTTCGTTATTATGGTGTAAAGTTTTTTGAAGATCTTCGAGATCAAGGCAAGGGTGGACTAAATGAAATGGCTGCTAATGGTCGTATTGGTGGACAACCTATGCCTCAAGGTGGACCTCAAGCTAACGATATAACTCCTGAAGAAATGAAACAAATGCAAAGTATGACTCAGGGTTATTATACTGGTGGCTTTGGTACTAGAGAATCTATTACAACTCCTTCAAGATATACAGGTGCTTTTAGTTGGGAAACCCCAGACCCAGAAGAAACTAGTGGTGGTGGAGAAGACGAAGGTACTCAAGTAACTTTATACTGTCCTGATGGTTCTGTAAATGTTTTACAGTTACCTGCTGACCAAGATAGATACAATGAACTTACCCAACAAGGTTGTGGTGTTGATTCAGCTATTGCTCAACCAGCTCAAGATGATGACGGACCTGACCCAGATGATATGCCAAAAGCAGATCCAACTGCTTGGATGGAAGACTATGGTTATGTAAAATGGGAAGATCGACTTAATCCTGAAAACGATGGTAAGACAGAAAGTTGGCAGGACATTTGGCAATCTTCTATGGATGCACTTGAAGAAAAAGATCAAAACTTTATTGAAAAACTTTTATCAGGTGGTGCTATTGGTAAATTTCAACAGGCAACTACAGCAGCTCAAGTAGCTGGTAACTGGGCTGTTTTAAATGCTAACGCTCAAACAGATGAAGAAAAAGCACAGGTTGCAAAACTTAAAGCAGAGTGGGATAAGTATGTAAAAGAAAAAGGTTTGGGTTTACTACCAGATGAATTTATTAATGGCGATCAGTTTGCAAAACAAATTAGTTCTACTCAAGTAGATTGGGCATTAGCAGAAGATGATGTAGATATAAATGGTGATCCAATATTTAATAGCACAGAAGAGTTTATTGAACAGATGGAAGAAACTGCATCAGATAAAGATAAAGGTATAACTGCTACTTACATAGCACCTGGAGCTACATATACTGATTCTATAACAGGAGAGCAAAAGACTAATACTGGAGAAGGTTTTCTCCAAATGGACTACGATGATAAAAAAGCAGGCTATCTAGCAACTGTAAAACCAAAGCTTAGACCTGAAACTTCAAAAATAATAGATGGTAATCAAGACGATGATGATGACGATGAAGGTCCAGAGGTAACATTACTTCCTGACGAATTAAGTTTTGAAACTCCTTTTGATAACACACCAACTACTGATGTTGGACTAACTGATGATGACATGGGTTTACCATCAGAGCCAGTAGACTTTTCTCAGTTTGAAACAGCATCAGTACCTAATAAAGATATGACTATGGCAGAACAGTATGCATCATATGGTCAAGGTAAAGCTGGAGAGGTTGATGATGGTTCATACGAAGTTGCGACTAGTGATCCTACTGCAGCGTTTGATAAGTTTATAGAAGATACAAGTCAACCTCTTGAAATAACTACCTACACAGGTCAACCTCAAAAAGAAGATACAGGTAGTTATGACGAAGCTCCTGTTACTTACACACCACCAGCTGATGACGATCCTACCCCTGCTTTTACTTATACTGCACCTGCTAGTGATCCATACGCAGAGCCAGGTAGACCTACAAGTAGTAGTAATGATGATGATCCAAACTCCATCTTTAACCCAAGCTCTCCTATAAATACAGCTGGAAATAAAAACGTTACAAAAACTTCATTTGATAATCAAAGTGCAGCAGAAGAAGCTATGTATGGTGGTAGTTCTACAAGTAGTTCACCTTCTTACAGCAAACCTGCAAACGATCCATATGCAGAAAAACGTGGAGGTAGTTCTAGCTCAAGTAGTTCTAGTTCTAGCTCAAGCAGCTCAAGTAGTAGTAGCAGTGGAGGTGGTTGTGTAATTGCAACTCACGCTGTAGCTAGTGGTTCATTTCAATGGTCAGATAAAGAAAACGCTATGGAATGGTGCAAGAAAACACTTCACGATAAATGGTGGGGTGAGACAATGCGTAGAGGTTATAGATACCTAGGACGTAAACATATTGCAAATGGAACTGCAGAAACAGTATACAAAGAGTTTAAAGAATGTATTGAGTGGGCAAATGGTAAACGTCCATTTGAAACTAAAATTGCAGCTAGATATTATTATCGTGCAATACAAACATTTTTTGTTGGACTATTTGTAAAGTAAGTGTTATAATGGATATAACTGAATATATAAACAAAGTGGCAGAGCGCCACAAGACTCTTTCTGATGAAGAGAAAGAAACTGTTAGACGTACAGTAGGAACTCCTGTAGGAAGCATCATAACAAAACTATTGCCTGAGTTAAGGCAAGCAGTTACTATTGGTAAACCTACAGAAGCACAACCTAAGCGTAGTGGCTTAGGATCACGATAGGCGATAAGGCTACCCAGCGCAGCTGGCCCCAACATAAGGAGAATATAAATGCCTGAATTACAAGCAGTAGAAACCCCAAAGAATGCTGGTTTTGTACAACGTGGAAGTAACTATGCACGTAAACAAGAACGAATGAAACAAGAAGAAGAAGAAATTGCTAGACTAGAGGCACAGGCTCGTGGCGAAGAAGTTGAAGAGAATGAACCCGATGGCGAAGGATCTGAGACAACCGAAGTACAAGCCACAGGTGATACCGAACAAGAAGAAACCGACACTAAAGAAGAAGCACAAGAAGATGATTCTAACTTAAGTCGTGAAGAAAAGTCGTTTAAGAAACGTTATGGTGATCTTAGACGACATATGAATGAGAAAGAAAAAGAGTGGAAAGAAAGACTTTCTGCGTTGGAAAAACGTATGGAAGGTGAAAACATTCGTCCACCAAAGTCCAATGAAGATATAGAACAGTGGGCTAATAAATATCCTGACGTAGCTGGTATCGTAGAAACGATTGCAGCAAAGAAAGCACAAGAGATGTTTTCTAAAGCTGAAGGTAAACTGCAAGAGTTAAATGAAGCTCATGAAGAAGCTTCTCGTGTAAAAGCAGAAAATATAATTCGTAAAACACACAAAGACTTTGATGATTTACGTGCAGCAGATGAGTTTCATGATTGGGCTGAAGAACAACCTAAGTGGGTTCAAGATGCTTTATACGAAAACTCAGACGATCCTAAGTCTGTAATACGAGTTATTGATCTTTACAAATCTGATAAAGGTTTAACTCCTGCAGCAAAGAAAGAAAAAACAAAAGCAGCAGCTTCCTCAGTTACTAAACGTAGTAAGACACAGGTAGATGTAGCTGATGCTAATGACGTAATTCGTGAATCAGATGTTGCTAAGATGTCTGATAAAGAGTTTGAAGAACGGTCAGACGATATTAATAAGGCTATCCGTTCAGGCAAATTTCTATACGATGTTTCTGGCAAAGCCAGATAAACTGTTGACAATAAACAAATCAGCAGTATAACTATGAGAATAGAGACAAAAGCCTCTTGATGACTACCTTTTGTCTCGACTCAATTTCCGAAAGTCTAAAACTAATAAGAACTACCTGCTCAAGTACAGGCCCGTTAATTATCTGGTAGGCCAACTAGATAGGAAACGCACCCTAGAAAACGAACAGCCTCTTGTCGGTGTTTAGCTTTGTAACTCGAAGCCAAATATCAGGAGGATTTACTATGGCTTTTACAACTGCAACGGGTCACGGAAATTTACCAAACGGTAATTTTAGTTCCGTAATCTATTCCAAAAAGGTGCAGCTTGCATTCCGTAAGTCTACGGTTGCAGGTGACATCACAAACTCTGACTATTTTGGCGAGATCGCTGCTCAAGGTGATACCGTTAAAATTATCAAAGAACCTGAAATCTCAGTTAGTTCTTATGCACGTGGTACAACAATCACTGCACAAGATCTTGACGATGAAGATTTTTCTCTTGTCGTAGATAAAGCAAACTACTTTGCGTTTAAAATCGACGACATCGAAGAAGCTCACTCACATGTGAACTTCATGGACTTGGCTACTAATCGTGCAGCATATCGCTTGTCAGATCAGTACGACCAAGAAGTATTAGGCTACTTGGCAGGATACAAACAGTCTGCACTACATACTGCAGCTGATACTGTAAACGACCAAGTAAACGGTACAAAAGCTGTTTCAACCGCAGGTTCAGACGAATTGCTTTCAAGCATGAAGCTGAAAAAAGGTGACTTTGGCAACATCACAACAACTTCTGCTGGCGATCACTCGATTCCAGTAGCAGCTCGTTTGCCAGGAGCAACAGCTTTACCAACAGCCACAGCTTCACCAGCAATGGTTGTAGCTCGTATGGCTCGTCTACTTGATCAACAACAAGTTGATAAAGATGGACGTTGGTTGGTTGTAGATCCAGTATTCATGGAAATTCTACGTGATGAAGACTCACGTCTTTTCAACGCAGACTTCGGTGAATCAGGTGGACTACGAAATGGTCTTGTCTTGAATAACTTCCACGGATTCCGTGTATATACTTCAAGCAACCTACCATCAGTCGGTACAGGCCCAGGTACAACTGGTTCTGCTAACCAAAACACTAACTATGGTGCTATTGTTGCAGGTCATGATTCTGCTGTCGCAACTGCGGAGCAAATCAATAAGACTGAAACTTACCGTGATCCAGACAGCTTTGCTGACATCGTTCGTGGTATGCATCTATATGGTAGAAAGATCCTTCGTCCTGAAGGTATCGTTACTGCCAAGTACAACGCAGCGTAAGGGAGGATTGAACTATGGCATTAGGTGATAACACACTCCAAGCGGCACGAGGTAACTCACAACGTGGACGCAACCCTTATTACGTTCAAACTGTATTGAACTTAGCAACTGCTTTGTCTGACAAAGGTACTGCATTAGCAGCAGCTGATGCTATTCCTGTAATTGCTGTACCAAAAGGTCATATGGTATTAAATGCAGGTATTGAAGTTGATACTCAATCCGATGGTTCTACTTTTACAGTAGACCTAGGTATGGTAGATGCTGACGTATTTGTTGATGGCTTTGACGGTACATCTGCAGCAGCAGTAGTTGCACAAAACCCTGCAGCATATCAGCCAGTAATGGCTGTAGCTAATGACAACATTGATTTGACAATAGCTACATTGTCAGGTGGTGCTGTTACTACAGGTAAATTCCGTATCTGGGCTGTTCTTATGGACTGTACAGATGCAGGTAATGACGGTACTGCTAATGAAGTAGACCGTGACTTACTAGCATAAAATAACTTTAGGGGCTGCTTTTGGGTGGCCCCTTTAGCACATCTAAATGATACTTAAAGCTAAAAATAAACTACCTAGTTGGGATATTAGAGTATTTAATCTAGATGAAGTACACACCGAAATGGATGAAGCTGCTTTACTAGATAGAAATTTTTTAGCTGCTATTAAAAAATCATTAGATAATAATGGAATGCTTTGGCCTCCTATAGTTTGGACACAAGAAACTTTTTTAGTTTATTGGCAAGAGCAATCACACAGACAAGACCCTAATAAACCTGTAGACGTAGATTTTAAATATCGTTGTGCTATAGGAAATAATAGGTTTAACTACGCTAAAGAAAATGGATATAAACAAATAGAATGTGTTTATGTTCCAACTTGGCAAGATAAAGATGCAGTATTAGAAACAACTAAGATGGAATACTGCGTAGACTTTTAAACAAAGGGATTCAAACATGGGCATTACAACAGCAATGTGTACAAGTTTTAAATCAGAAGTTCTGGGTGGTGTCCACGATCTGGATACCCATACATTAAAACTTGCATTAATTAAAAGCGGTGAGTCTGGTACATATGGCGCAGCAACAACTAATTACTCAGACGTTACAGGTAACTCTGACGAAGCAACAGGTACTAACTACACAGCAGGTGGACAAAACCTAGATGGTGCTACTATTAGTACAGATGGTACTACAGCCATAGTAGATTTTACAGATGAGGTTTTTTCTAACGTAACAACTTCAGCAGCAGGTTGTATTATTTACAACTCCTCTGCTTCAAACAAAGCAATATGCGTAATTTCTTTTGGTGGTACTGTAAGTGCTACAGCAGGTGACTTAACTATTGAATTTCCTGCAGCAGCAGCGAGTACTGCCGTAATACGTATTGCCTAACAAATGTCTTTCTCAGGAGTTAGTGCAACTGGCGCAATAGAAACTGTAAGCGTTGGTGGTTTTGAAATTGACATATCTGAGAACCTACTTAGTGTATCAGCAACAGGTACAATAGGTTCTGTAGGAGTAGGCAATAGTGCAACACTTACTGGTGTAAGTGCTACTGGTAGCATAAACACAGTAAAAGAAAATGTTGCAGAAGAATTAGGAAGTGTATCTGCCACAGGTGCTATAGGTACAATAGAACCACAGGTAGATGAAGACCTAGTTAGTGTATCAGCTACAGGTGCAATAGGTACACTAACAGTAAATGTAAGTGAAGCTTTAGCAAGCGTATCTGGTACAGGCGCAATAGGTACAGTAGAAGCTAAAACTTCTGAAGACTTACTTAGTGTAACAGCCACATTTACAGTAGGCACTGTTAAACCCAATGTATCTGAAACACTAGGAACAGTAGTCGGTACATCTAGTACTAGTGCAGTAACTACTAGGGCAACTGCCACACCACCAATTACAGGACTAGAATTAACTGGTTCGATAAATGCACCAGAACCAGTAGTAGATGAATCACTACAAAGTGTATCAGCAACAGGTGCAGTCGGCAGTGTTAATATAAGTGTTACTGAAAAATTAGTAGGTGCATCTTCTTCTGCTTTAATAAACTTACCAGTAGGAAATGTAACATCAATTCAATTTGATTACGAAGCAGTTAAACACAGATACAATAAAAGAAGAACTGTCTTACTACCGAGGGTTGCATAATGCCCACTTCACCTTCAGAAAGAACTGTGCTAGTAAGACCTCAAAACAGATTAGTTTTTGTAGACGCACAAACCACTACTAGTTCTAAAGATAGAACTGTGATAGTAGAAAAACAAAATAGATTCGTATTTATAAAAAGAAAGCCTAGATCAGCAGATCGTGTTGTCTATGCTAATGAGGATTAAAAATGAGTTTCCGTTGGCCAAGTAAAGACCCTGATGAAACATTAGACTATAGCGTAGACTGGTCAAGATTTCTTGATACAGCTATAATTAACTCAGTAGTATGGTTTGTAAAGTCTAATGTGTATAATGTAAAAACACAATTAAATGCAGGACAAAACTTAACCAACGCTTCTAGTAATGCAGTAACAGATACAATACAAAATGTGTCTCAAACAAACACTAATACTGTTGCAACTATAAATATTGCTGGTGGATCAAACAATGTAGAGTATACTTTCTTTTGTCAGATGACAGACGATACAGGAAGTACTGCAGAACGTAGTATTAAACTTCGACTAAAGGAACGTTAAGATGGCTTATGATTATATTGGAATTGTAAACGACATAAATCGTAGACTTAACGAAGTTGAACTTACAGGTGGCACAGGAACAAACGCAAACTTCCTTACAGCCACTGGTGAATACTCTATGATTAAAGATGCAGTTAACTCTGCAATTCGTTTTATTAATCAACACGAATACGAATGGCCTTTTAATCACGTAGAAGAAACTGAAACACTAACCCCAGGTTTGGTAAGATATGCATCTCCTACTGATTCTAAAGTATTAGACTTTGATAGTTTTCGTATTAAACGAAATGACACACTAGGAAACGACACCAAAAAACTTCGTTTGCTATCTTACGAAGAGTATTTAGAAAAGTATTCTGATTATGAATACAATACTTCTACTGGTATACGTGCATTACCAGAGTTTGTTTTTAGAACTCCTGATGATGGCTTTGGTATAGTAGCTCCGCCAGATAAAGCTTACGAGTTAGTCTACGAGTATTACAGACTACCTGTTGATTTAATTAATGATACTGATGTACCCACAGTCCCAGAACAATTTAGACATGTTATCGTAAATGGTGCAATGCACTTTGCCTATATGTTTAGAGGTGAAACACAAGAGTCTATGCTTATGCAAACAAAGTTTGAGACTGAAATAAAACAAATGAGGAGCCTGTATATTAACCGTTACGATTATGCTAGATCTACTGTTGTAAACAGAGGTAACGTTTCTTACAACACTATTCAGGTCAACTAATAAATGCCTACCAATCGCCAAACATATCCCATTAAGTTTAGTGGTGGGCTTATAACTAATATGAGTCCTTTGCAGCAAGGTATGGAAATGCCTGGATCTGCACGTATTCTTAGAAACTTTGAACCATCTATCGAGGGTGGATATAAACGAATACTAGGCTACGATAAATACGATCTAGATATTATACCACCTTATGGTATACCTGTCGTACATGGTGCATCACAAACTGGTACAAGTTTAGCTCTTGCAAATATTAGACAAACACCAGAAACAGGTGATAAGTTTAAACTAGTGCATGGCACTGCAAACATAAATGGCACATCTACTATTGGTACTTCAAATGGTCCAACTGCTCTTGTTAATGGTGCAGTAACAGCAGACAATACTATTATTGTAGATACAGTTGCTGCAGGTACTATAGCAAAAGGTCAGGCTGTAACAGGTGTAGGTATTGGAAGTAATGTTACAGTATCTAGTGTTACAGCAGGAGCAGCAGGTAACTTTACTGTAGTGTTAAATAGTAATGTAACTGTTGCAGATAACTTAGCATTACAGTTTACTTTTAAAACTACTACCTTTGCAATAGATGGTATAACAGGTACAATACAAACAGGTATGGAAATTGTTGGCACTGGTATTCCAAGAGGAACAACAGTACAAGCTTTTTCATCACCAAATATTACAATAGGTAGTGCAGCAGATACACTATCATTAGTACTTACAGATGATACTGCATTAGAGTTTAAAACTGAGTATACCATTGGTGCAAGTGTTACTTTTGACGATGATGATAATAGAGCAACTGTAGATATATCACCTACTCTTGTTGCCTCACCTGCTAACGGAGATGATGTAGAGTTTACAAGTACAACTACCAAACATCTTACAATAGGGTGTGGTGTATTTCTTGACTCAGTTATTGTAGCTAGAAACGAAAGTTTAGTTAAAACATCTGGTACTGGGTTCTCACTAGTAAATGTACCTACATACGGAACTGTATTAGTAAACGGTGCATCACAAACAGGAAGCAGCTTAGTTGTAGATGGATTAGATTCTACACCACAACTAGGCGATGTATTTAAAATTGCAGGTGTAGATAAAATATATACAGTAACTGCAACACCAACAGTTACATCAGGTGGAGCTACAATAGCAATAGATCCTGCACTAGCAAGCTCTCCTGCAGATAATGCTGTTATAACTTTTTTAAGTACGTCAAGAGAAAATGCTGGTAAAACTAGATTTTCTAGGTATAACTATACGGGAACAGAAAAAATTGCTATAGTTGATGGTATTAACGTTCCTGCACTATACAATGGTTCTCAGTTTACAGCACTTAACGATGCACCTACAGATGTAAATGCAGCAGAGTTTGTAGTAAGTTTTAAAAATCACTTATTTTTTGGTAAAAATAACTTACTAACTTTTACTGCTCCCTTTACAGATACTGACTTTACAGCAGCTAATGGTTCTGGTACAATATCTGTAGGAGCAAACATTACTGGTCTAATCGTATTTAGACAACAGCTTATTATCTTTACTGAGTCATCTATATTTCAACTACTAGGAAATACTTTAGGTGATTTTAACTTACAACCAGTAACAACTGATATTGGTTGTGTAGATAAAGACACAATACAAGAAGTTGGTGGCGATGTAATGTTTCTTGGTCCAGACGGTCTAAGACTTTTAAGTGCTACAGAAAGACTTGGTGACTACGGACTAGGTGTTGTATCTAAAACAATACAAAAAGAAGTAACAGACTTTATTACAGCCAACACTTCTTTTACTAGTGTAGTTATACGTGATAAGTCGCAGTACAGAATATTAGGTTACAATAATAATATTGCTGAGGCTAACGCTCAAGGCATACTTGGCACACAGATGGCAGGTCAAGGTGGCGAGGGAATGGCTTGGGCAGACTTGAGAGGAATAAGAGCATACGTAGCAGATAGTAGATTCTTTCAAAATGCAGAAACAATAGTATTTGCAAATGATGATGGTTACTTATATCAGATGGAAGAAGGTAATAGTTTTGATGGAGATAACATTCAAACAACTTTTGCTACACCTTATATGCCAATTAACGATCCAAGGGTACGTAAGACATTTTATAAAATGTTTTTATATACCGATCCGCAAGGTAGTGTTTCATTTGATGTAAGTTTAAAACTAGACTTTGACCAAAAAAATAGTGTGCAACCTACAAAGATTGACTTTAATAATGCTACAGGAACGGTTGCATTTATGGGTGCAGCTACATTTGGATCATCAGCGGTGTATAGCTCTAAACTAAAAACATTATTTGAAACTCAAATTATAGGATCAGCTTTTGTCGTATCTCTACAGTATACATCAGACAGCGTAGATCCACCGTTTTCTTTAGACGCTATAACATTAGAATACGCTACAAACACGAGAAGGTAAAAATATGGGAACAGGCTACACACGTAACGACACAGCAAATAACATTGCTGATGGTAACGTTATTAACGCTGCCGATTTTGATGGTGAATATGACGCTATTGAAGCTGCATTTAATTCGTCTACAGGCCACACACACGATGGTACTGCTGCAGAAGGTGGTGCTATTACAGTTATTGGTCCTGCCCAACAGCTAGTAGCAACATCTACATCTATTAATCCAAGTACAAACGCAGGGTTAGACTTGGGTACATCATCATTACAATTTAAAGATTTGTACGTTGATGGTGTTGCATACATAGACAGTTTTAGTGGAGACATGTCTGTTGCCACAAACAATAAGTTACAATTTCGTGATGCAGACTTATCCATTAACTCTAGTGCAGATGGTCAATTAGATGTTGCAGCAGATACTACAGTAAAGATTACATCACCAGAAGTTATTATGACAGATGATGTAAGACTAAAAAGTGATGCTTCTATTCTTACATTTGGTGCAGACGATGATGTTAAACTTACACACGTAGCTGACACAGGTCTTGGTGCTACAGCAGCTAGTGGGTTTCAACTATCATTACAAACATCTGACATTTCTGTAGACAGTGGTAATACAATCGGTAAGATTAGTTTTAATGCTCCACTAGAAGACAGTGGTACAGATGCTATACTTGTAGGTGCTGAGATAGAAGCACAAGCAGAAGCTAACTTTGGTGCAGCAGATAACTCTACTGCCCTTATATTTAAAACAAATACAAGTGCTGCAGCTACAGAGCGTATGCGTATTAAATCAGATGGTGACATTGTATTTACTGGTGCAGCATACAATATGACCTGGGATACCAGCGCCAATGCGTTAGACTTTGCAGATAATGCAAGTATAGTTCTTGGTACAGGTAATGATCTTACAATTAAACATGACTCGTCTGATTCTTCTATAGTAAATACAACAGGGGAGTTGACAATACAAGGCGATGGTGTTACAATACAAAGTAACACTGGCACTGAAAAGTATATGGATATGGATGTTAACGGTGCGGTTAACTTATACCATAACAATGTAAAGAAAATAGAAACAACAGCAGATGGTGTAGACGTTAGTGGTGACATTAGCGTTGGTAATCTTAACGTAGATGGAAACACAGTATCTTCTACAGATACAAATGGTAATATAAACCTATCACCAAATGGTACAGGCACTGTTGTAATTAATACTGATCTTGATGTAGATAATGTTAACATAAATGGTAATGCTATTACATCAACAGATACCAATGGAAACATTGACATAAATCCGAATGGCACTGGTATCGTTAAACTAAAATATAACAATTCGGATGTATTAGTAACAAGTGCCACTGGTGCAACTTTGACAGGTGCAATCGCTGCAACTACTTTTAGTGGTCAGTTAGATGGTACTATATCGTCAGCTACGACAGCAACAACACAGAGTGCAGGTGACGACAGCACAAAGATAGCAACAACTGCATACGTTGATGGTGCTACTGGAACAACATCAACAGCATCAGATGCTTCTGCACTTGCATTCGCAATAGCTTTAGGGTAAAATAATATGGCAAACACATTTAAAAATTATGTAAGTAGTTCGGCTGTAGGCACTTCAGAGGTAACAATCTACACCGTACCATCAAGTACTACTGCAGTTATCATTGGTTGTAACATAGCTAATGTAACAAGTAGTCAAATAAGAGTCACTGTAAAGGTTGCAGATACACACGTTGTGAAAGAAGTACCTGTACCTGCAAACTCTGCAATATCTGTTTTAGACGGTAAAATAATTGCAGAAACAACAGACACTGTAAAGGTGACATCTAACACAGCAGCAAGTGCTGATGTAATCGTGAGTGCATTGGAGCAAACATAATGAGTAAATATATCGGTCCTCCT